CATTGCGTGATCATCAATACTAGAGTCTCTCATTTACTAAAAGTCCTCAACAGTTTCTTCAAATTTGTCGTTACCTTCAACTTTAGAAATAATTGTCTCAGTTATTGAATCATCAGAACTAAACAACATTCTGTCTGCTCCCATAATAACCTTACAATTTTCTACATCAACTTTTTCAAATTGTTCTTTGTAGAAATCAAGAGTTGAATCAGGACTTGATGTTGGAGATATTAAGAATTTAAAGGATTTTCCCTTAGCATATAAATTTCCTGCTTCATTTTTGAACTCAACTAATTTATATTCTTTATCGAGTTCAGAAAGAGCTCTTACCTTTTCAATTGTTTCCTTAGAAAGCTGGAAAGATGTAACTTCGTTTATCTTTCGAATAGTATTCTCATAAAGATTATCTGATATGTATTTAAAGATATTTAGAGAAGTACATTCGGTATTAAATTTCAATTCATTATCTTTGATCAAGATTGAAAGCGCTGCAAAATCTTTTTGATTATTAGCTCCAATTACTTCATCATATTTAATGACGAATTCAAAATTTTCACCAAATTGATCAATGATTTTTATAAGTCTGGAAATGTTATAAACCCCGATTTTAATACGAATAGTAGATTTGTCTTTGGTTTCAAATCCTGCATCATAAAATGGAAGAACTGCGTATTTGACGATTGAACGTTCTTCGTTCGGTGATTTAGCGACAAATCTCGCATTAGCTAAATCAGCCTCAAATAGAACTGTATTATCTATTGCTGCAAATTTTCTTAAATATGATGTAAATGATTTAGAACTTTTAACGTTAAATTCAACTGTCTTTGCCATAATAAAATGTTTATTGTTATTATGCACAAAGAGTTAAAAAGTTTTATTCGAAACGTTCTTTCTTATTCCATGTTTGTTTATTATGAATAAAGTCTCCGTATTGTTTGAAAGCATCTGTGAATCCTATATCACTTGAATTATTATAATATAATATCCTCATATAAATAGGATTGTTACCTTTGACTCTTTCATCTCGCTCCCGCATTCCGGTTATTTCTAAAATATTTTCATAATAAGCATCACTATCATAACGTGCTGAATAGTTATGTGATTGACTAATGGATAAACTATCGTTAAATTTTTCTTTTACAAGAGTATTAAGGGCTCTTCTAATTTCTGTAAATGGTACAAATACTGTTCCGAATTTTACTCTTAAACCATCACGATACTTACGAACATCATACATGTATACCTTTTTATGAAATTTTCCTAATGTTTCTTTTCCTTTTTGTTCTTTTCTTGAGTCAGCATTATATTTTACAGAAATCATTTCAGCTAAATCCATATATTGATCATCATCCATTTGGCTTGCACCTGCGCCTGATTGTCTAAAAACAACTCCCCATCTATCTGCCTTAGGAGTTTGTTTACGAATATATCCTCCATTCTTAAAAATTCCCCATTTATTTCCTAATGGATCATCAAATACCAAGTTTCCTCTTTTTAATTGAACTGGTGAACTTATTAATTTAAATCCTTTGGACGTTAAAAATTTAACGGCATAGTCTTGGCCAGGAGTTAAATCATTTGACATATTTGTCATGTAATTTTTTTACAGCTTCAGCAACTTCTTCTTTAGTAACTTCCCATTCCCATTCATTATAACGACTTCGTGCGTGTAATGGAATAAGTTTTTCTTTAATTTCATCATTTAAAAGTCTATAAAGTCGATCGACATATGATTTTCTGAAGGTGATTTCTTTTCTGGCTCTGTCTCCTCGAATTTTTTCTGATAATTTTTCGGCCATATCCATATACTCATCATCCTGTAAAAATTTTTTGCCTCCTTGTTGATATTGAGGCGGGAAATGAGAATATATCATTTGCCATTCAGGACCCAAATAAACTCCTTTTTTATTTAAATTTCGTTTTCTTAAATATCCGGTTCCAGAAATTTGCCATTCCACATTATTTTTAGGATCTAAGAATATCAGAGTTCCTCTTTTTAATTGCAGAGGAGTACTAATATGCAATAAACCAACTGATTTTAAGAAGTCTACAGCATATTTTTTGCCCTTAGATAGAGGAATGTTTTTATTTAAATCTGCTTGTTGTTGTGGAGATAAAATTTTTCGTCCTTTTACTGCTTCAGTTACTTCAGATGAAGAAGCATACATTGCTCTAACAGGTTCCTTATCTAATTGTTTTAAAATTATACTAGGGTGAACTCTTTTTTCGAAAGAGTTAGATATTAAATCTATATTATTTGGATCGTTAAAGATAGCATCTCTTTCTTTAGATGAAAGTCCTTGGCGTTCAAGTAATCTATCTAATATTAAAATATAGTCTTCAAAACGAACTTTAGATTCATTTATTTCTTGTCCAAAAATATTGTAGTTATGGGGTTCAAGATCAAATTTTGGTTTTATTTCGTCAAGTGTATTACCAAATTTTTTAGTGGAGTCATAATCAACTCTGGAATATTTTACAGAACCATCTCTTTTATGAGTTAATTTATAATACTGCGCAAAAACATCATTTAAATCCGCAGGAAGTCTTTCATTATCATAATCAAATGGATCAAATCCATGTTCTTCTTGAAAACGTCTTCGATATTCTCTATCTATTTCTTCTTCTGTTTTAGGTTTAAAAATATCAGAAATGGCCATAGAATAAACTTATTTTTATATTTATTCTATTTCTTCCTGCTCTTCCTCACTTTCTTCTTCTTTTTCAGTTTCAACATAAATATCTTCTCCATCCCATATATAAATTCCATCCACTTCTTTGATGTCTTCAATATCAAATAAATCTACATCAACCTTTTTAGATGAAATTCCTCTCTTTAGGGTTGGATCCTCTGTCTTTTCAAAATCAGCTTTAGCTTCTTTTAACTCTTTTTCTTTTTGTTTTAATTCTTTTGTTAACTCTTCAATTAACTTAGCAGTATTGTCTAATTCTGTTTTAGTAAATTTTTTGGATGTTAAACTTTCTAATCGTACAGTTAATGAAAAGTTTTTATATGGAGTTAAAAACTCATCTAATTCTTGAACAGTTCTCTTTTTTGCTAAAACAAATTCGATGAATTTCTTTTTTGCAATATTAAATTCAAGTTCTTTAGATGTATAATCTCTTTGATATAAGAGGTGATGATATAACAATCGTTTTAATTGCCATTGATAGTCATCAAGATATTGTTCTACTGAATCATAAACTAATACTTGCCCATCTTTAACGAATACAGGAATCTCTTTGACAATTATTGAAAAAACTTTCTTTGCAAAATCAGTGATCTCTTTCCATTCATCTTGCTTCTTTCCAACGTAAACGATGTCGATGTTGACTTTCGTATTAGAATTATTTAATATTCTAACACTACCTTCAAACTTATTGAACAAGAAATCAAGTCGTTTAAGAGCAGAAGTATATTTTAAAATTGGGGGAATTCCGCGAATTTCTATTCTGTTTCCTACAACATTTATTTTTGAAGAGATAATCCAAGAGTTATCTACACCATGATACTTAGAAATTTCACCATCAAAATCTATAAAGTATGGCTTTAGGTGTTTTATTTTTCCTTCTAAATATTTTTGAATATCTTCTAACTTTCGTGGAAGTATCGTGGTTTTATAACCAACAGCAAGACCTACAATTGGGGTAGTTAATCCTATAGGAATATCCATCCAAAACGGATGATAAGGCCCTTCAGGTTCTTTAGTTGTAAGTACTTTATATTTCTTTAAAATGTCGTTTGCTTTATTGGATATTTTAACTGATGTATATCTTGCTGCAGCGGGTTCTGGACAAACTTCGGATCCAAAGAATCCATATCCTTCAAGTACTTGCAAACCTGCTCCAAATGGTCTTGCTAATTTTGAGATAGCTCCTTGTAAAGAACGATCTCCATGGTGATAACCATCTTGAATTGCTTTTCCAACAAGTGTTAAGGTTTTTTGAAATGATGCAGGAGCATTCATTAAAATATAACGTTGAACCGGAGTTAATGCGTCATAAAAATTTGGAATTCCTCTAGATTCAAGTACATATACGGCATACTCCCTATATTTCGTATCAATAAGTTTAGAGATTGGCAATGATATGATCTTATCTTTTTTATTTTTCGTAATCATTTTAGTATTAATAAATTTAGATATATATTATAAAAATATTATGAAAAAGTTTTATTATGTGTATATTATAACGGATAAAATTAATCAAAAACAATATATAGGGGATCATTCTACAAACAATTTAAACGATAATTATTTTGGCAGCGGATTATTAATAAAAAAATCTATAAAAAAATACGGAAAACAAAATTTCGAAATTAAAATTTTAGAATATTTTAAAACCAAACAAGATGCATTTAATGCTCAAGAAAAGTGGATATTAAAATATAATACATTGTTGCCTAATGGTTATAATATAAGTCCTAAAGGCGGGTTGGGTGTAGTAGAATGTCATTCTGAAGAAACTATAAAAAAATTAAAAAAACCAAAATCCAAAGAAACTAAAGAAAGAATAAGCAAATCTCTTAATGGCAAATCATCAAAAAGAAAAGGAAAAAAACATTCACAAGAATCAAAAAACAAAATGAGTATTTCTCATAAAGGCTTACAGGCAAACGAAAAACATCCTATGTATGGAAAACATCATACTGAAGAAACAAAAGAAAAAATTAGAAATCGAAAAATTGGCAAAAAACTTTCAGAAACACATAAAATACATTTAAGTGAATCTCATAAGGGATTAGCTTCCCCAAATAAAAATAAAAAATTAACAAAAGAGTGGAAAGAAAAAATAGGAAAATCATTGTTAGGTAAAAAAAGAGGAACTTATAAAAAAATAAAAGATTATGATAAGGTTTTGCAAAATATATAAATAAAATGCCTTAAATGCTTGTTTCCGAATCCCTACATCATTTTGTTAATGAAGAATTTATAGCATATCAAATTCTTAATGAGAGATTTGACATTATTCCAGCGATCTGGTTGAAAGGATGTTGTGATTCGTATCCCTATGAGGGAGATGAACTTGATTGCCTTCACTTTCAAGTTTAGCAACATAATCTTCAAGCTTCTTTTTGTATTCTTCTGAAGCTCCTCTTACTGTGCAAATAATAAAGATCTTTTTCATTTTGTCAAGAATTTAACAATATTTCTGAAAATAGCTTTTGTATACATAGTCATATCGGAATAATTGATTATCCAATCATAATATCCCGGATCAATTTGATACACTTCTTGAATTGTTTTTTCCTTATATTTTCCAAAGTTAAAGTATATTTTATCGTCCTTCTTCTTTAGTTTATTTTCAAGATCAACATTTCCGTCGTCTTCAAATGCAAATTTATCTAATTCTTCGACATTATCAGGTATTTCGAATTGTTTTTTTAACGCGTCAAGAATTTCAATAGTTGCTTTTATATCTGATTCAGCACTATGTGCTTGTTCTAATTCTTTTCCAAAGAATCTCTTGTATGTTGCACTAAGAGTTCTTGGTTCTGCTTTCATAAGAATTTTATAAACATCAACAATCTTAAATTCTTTAACACTGATTGCAACACCAGCTCTAAGGAATTCTTCAATAAGCATAGGAATGTCGAATCGTTTACAATTGTACCCACCTAAGTCGCAGTCCTTAATGAAACTATAAACTGTTTGAGAAACCTGCTTAAAAGTAGGGCAATCGATCAAATCCTCTGCCTTAATTTTATGTTTCTCATAAGCACCTGGTGCTATTTCTCTTCCTTCAGGATTTAATCGAGTATAATATCCTATTTGTTCCCCATTTGGGTACACTTTAATCATTTGGATTTCGATGATACGATCATTAGCTAATTCTAACCCTGTCGTTTCAACATCGAAAAATACAATTGGTCTTTCTAGTTGCATGATTTTCCAATTTTATTAAAAAGATAACCTATAAAATCTCCTTTTTTAACGCTGAGTTTTCCAGATTTTCTTTCCTCATTAGGAGAAATCAATGTTATTACTTTTTCTGTTTTATTAATTAGTAACTCTTGGTGTAATTGTCCAAGAAAGAAAATATCTAAATTAGTTTCAGCTTCAAAACTAATGTGTACTGAATCAGTTTCTATTTTCATTAGAATAGAGTTTTTTGTTTCTGTTTTTCAATTAATTCCACTAATACATCTCCATGACATGCCTTTGGTTTGCACCAACATCCAAGGATTTTTCCGTCTAATTCATGTAAATCATTAAGTAAATGTTTTCCATCTCCTTCAGTAATCCATTTTCGATATGAGGCAACGGCTTCATCGCGAGAATTTACCTTAAACTTAGCAAGAGTTCCTTCTTCATGGGAAAAGGGATTTCCCCATTTTGATGGTCTACCAATGTAAACATCATACTTTTCTTTTTTACAATGAACAACTTTCATTTTTCAAATTGTACAAATTTGTATGAATATTGATTCTCATCTTTATTAAATACCTTAGCCCAAGTCTTGAACCAGCCATTTTTGATACAAATGACTTGCCACTTTTCATGTAATTCTTTATATTGAGCTTCATTTATCAAATGTTGCTCATACATTTCGGCGAGAACTAAATTTTTAACTACGTTTGCATTCTGTGTTAGTGTATCGAACTCTAAAAGTGTTCCATCTATTGTTGCCATACAGTTTATATTAATGAAATCCTACTTTGTTTTGTTTAAATAAATTTCCTTTGTTATCTTCACCATAAAAATAAATTTCTGAAAGAGTCATGGGTTTAGTTGCTTCAGCCTCATGACCAATTTTTTTAAGAAGTTTAGTAGCCTTTTCAGGATTTAATTTTTCGAATGCATAACTTTTAACTAAGCGTCCATCACGAAGTAATGCTTCATCAATAGTTTTTGTGTTTGTATTAAAAGTTGCTACAATTGAGATATTTAAACAGTCTGAAAGAAGACCATCAGTAAGGTTCAAAATATTGGAAATTGCACCAGTTCTACCTGTTCCATCTCGTTTTTGTAATGCTGGTTCAGCATCTTCAATTATTAAAACTGAATCGCTGTTGTTCATTAAGAAAGGAATAAAAGACGGGTCTGTAATATGATCAACCATATCCGGAGATACGAATATAATATTTCTTCGAATTTTTCCGGCTAAATAACGAATCCATGTTGTTTTGCCTGTTCCTGGATCGCCACTTAAAATATAAAGTCCGGTTTTCTTTTTATCATTTAAATGAGATATGATATAATCTGAAACTTCTCGGAATCCATCATTATAGTTCATATCTATATTGATGTCTATTTTCTTGACATCAAATGCCATCTTATCAAAACCATAATCTCCTCTATAAACTACATGAATTTGATTTTTTGCTGCACTCCTTTTCTTGTAACCATTTAATAAGCGTAATAGAATATAGAAAGGATTATTTTCTGATCGTTCTAAGTGTTTGTTTGGATTGATAAAGAACGATAAATCTTGAGTATCAAATTGTAGAATTAAATCATCTTCCACCATCATGGTGTAATCATTTAATTGTAAGTCTTGATCACCAAAGTATTCAATTATTCTTTGACAGTTTAATGGAGGATTTAAATAGGTAAAGAAATCACTTAAGAAAGCTTTGTCATATCGACTTGCAGCAATACGAAAAACTAATGGAAGAAATCCATTTCTTTTGTTATAAAAATATTCTACTGAATCCCATTCATATGCTGATCTATATGAGGATTCTTCTATAGTAATATTATTAAAGAAATCAGAAGTATTACCCCATTTGAATCTATATCGATTAGTATCGGAAACAAATTTTTCGAAAGATAATTTTCTTACATTTTTGAAATTTAATATTTCATGTGATTTAAGAACGGGTAATTGTTTTCCTCGTTTAGCGTATTTTCTTCTTGACTGGGCTCCTCTCCTCATATTTGATGCAATTTCTTTTGCTAAAAGTTTTCCTTGATTATCATCTATATAAAAATTATCACTCATTTAAGGGCATTATTTTATTTATGGTGTCTTATCTTCGACACCCTCAAGCCATTTTTTTCGTTTAGTTGCTGAGTCTCCAAATGCAATATCTAAAAATCTTTTAGAACTTCTATCATTTAATATTTGAAACAATGTTTTATTAGCCATTACATGTTGCCAATCATTTATAGATAGTGAGCCTAAACCTTTTAAATAATTAACATTGGTTATTTTCTCTGTAAAATTACTAAATTCTTCTAATGAATAAAAATATTTTCTACTATTTTTATGATCACATGCAACAAGAGGTGTCACTAATTTAAATAGTCTTCCATCTTCTATAACATGAGGAAACCACTTATGAAAGAAGTTTATAATAAGAGATGAAATGTGTTGTCCATCAGGGTCCTCATCTGTTGCAATGATAATGTTCTTATATAATGGCATTTTCTTTTCAGATGGATCTAAACCTAATATGCTCATTATTTCCAAAATCTCTTTATTGTTTGTTAAATCAGAAAGTCTCTTCGTATTTTTGATTTTTCCTTTCAGAGCATAAACTCCTTCCGTCTCAGAATCTCTTGCTTGTCTAACAGATCCAGCAGCTGAAAGTCCTTCAGTAATATAAATGTTTTCTTTGATACGTGACGCAGGTGAATACTTGTCAGAAATCTTTCTCTTCGATGTGCGGGAGGCCTTCTTAATAACTTTGATGTTTTCTGAATATAATCTTTCATCAATTTTTTTGGCTATCTCTTCTGAAATATCTGAGTCTTTTAATAGTCTTAATAATTTTCCTTTGAATGTACTTTCTAACATTCCTTCTATTTCAATTCTAGATACAGCATATTTGGTTTTATTCTGATCTGCGAATCTCATTAATGTCGAAGGTACATTTAATGAAATAAGAGTTTCATAAAAATGATGTGCTAAATTATACTCAAAATATTCATTGACCCAATCCTGCACAATTTTTTGATGTAACCCAGTACATTGAGAACCATTAACAAAAGATACTGAGCAGGAATTTTCATAAGATGGCCAAAGAATAATTGTTCCCCATTCTTTATTGTCTATTGTGATAGTTTCTTTAGGCAAAAAGTTATTTATTGGGATATTGAAAGATTCTCCGTTTTTAACAAAAATTCCCTTTATTCTTAATCCTTTTAGAGCTTTATCTTGATCGATAAGATATTGCTTAAATGATAAATATGTCGTTATTAGTTCTTCATCCCATTTAAAATTTGGAAATACTTCAGGAGATGGAACAAATGAAACCATAGTTCCTTTTACATCATCAGGTTTTTTACCTCTTTTTTCTTCATTAACGACTTTAAAATTTTTCCAATCATAAGCAACATAACTTGTCGCGTTGACTGTTCTTACCCAAAAAGATTCTGACAAAATATTGACTATTGATGCACCAACTCCGTGTGTTCCAAGGATATTTGTAGAAGTATCGATAAAATTAGAACCAGCATGTAATTCTTCAAATGCAGTTCTAACGACGTTCTTTTTAGTTTTTTGGTGTTTTGAATTGGCCTTATGAAAACCTTGTCCTTCATCAGTAATTGTAACTCGATTTGTATTTAGGTCAATTTTAACTTCAATACCTTTCATCTTACCTTTCATTCTTTTTGCTTCATCGATAGCATTTTCAAGAATTTCAATAATAAGATGCATAAAACCAGGTGACCAAACTTTATCTACTTGTTGTAATTTACCATCACGAATAATTGGTAATTTATCATCCATCATGGCTACTTGTCCAAGATACATAGTTGGTCTAAGACGTACGGCTTCAAAGGTATCAAGGGCTACTATTTCTTTTTGATGGGATTGTTTTATTACGACCATAAAGAATTTTTTTCTATATTTATATGAAGAAAAAACGTTTTGTTTTAAAAGAGAAGAGGCATTCATTCTAGCAAATGCCTCTCTCTACCCTGTTTAACCTAAAACCCTATATGAATAAACCACAATGCTAATATAAACCTTTTTTATTTAATTGATCACGATAATCTGTTAAAAATCTGTTAAATTTTTAAGTTAATATTGGCTGCTTTCAAACGTGCTAACGGATCATCACCAACTTTCCAATCTGCTGGCATAGTAATTTTCAATCCTAAAGTAGTATTTAATTGTTCTGCTTCTTCAGGAGTGATTAACACGATGTTCAATAAATTTTTAAACATTAAAGCAATTTCATAATTTGATTTTCCATTACGAACCATTTCTACAGCTTCACAAATGATGAAATCGCAAGGAACAATATGTTCTCTGTAACTATTTTCAGGAGTTCTATTGACCGATTCTCCAATAATAATTAATTCGTCTATAGAGTCCATTTGTAATGTACCTCGATTTAATCCCCCAGGCATCCCATTTTCAACTGAAAAACGAACTTGTTTTGCCATTTTTTCAAATATTCCGGTGCGATCCAAAGAAACCTTCCCTCTTTGTCCTGATGGTTTTTCGATGTTGAATGGTAAGTTTTCAATAAGATCAACTAATTGATAAAAATGTTCGGGTTTAGGATGCTTTTGAAATCGAACAGTCGCCTGGCTTTTTCCTAAAAAATGATCTCCGAAAATTTCTTCTATTACTTCTCTTAAATTCTCCATATCTTTAGAAGAATTTCCATATCCTACAACCAAACATTTTCCAGTTGTATTCCATTCTGTTTTTACACCTTTGATAAAAGCATACCAACCCCATGTTGCTTCAAGGGGTTCATAACCTTTATCAGTTAAAAACTTAATTATATCTGCATTATGTTCTTTCATATTCTTATCTTTTTATAAAAAAAGAGGGGGAATTTCCCCCTCTCCTGGTTTTTGCTTAACTTACGAAAGTTTTTCGTTTGCAACAGCAAAGATCAGTTTGGTTTGAAGGTCCTTAACCTGGGTGCGGCCGTTTCCAAGGTCTGCTACAACCATAACCTTTTTGCTTTCGCCTTTGGCAGTGGTGTAGGTCTTGATTCCGTTATCGGAATTGGCAGCGGCGGCAAGTTTGTCGAATACGTCAGCTTCAAGCGGCTTGTTCAGGTATTCTTCAGCCATTATCCAGAGAGTCTTGTTGAGAGCAATCTGACGAACTGCATTGTTGATGGCTTTTGAATGGCTCATTCTACCTTTTTCAGATTTCTGAGCGAAACCACCTTTTATCAGCCACTCACGAACGTTCTGGAAAGTTTCCCACAGTGTTTTCGGTTTGTCACCACCACGCATTGGGTCGAGAAGAACTTTCGGGTCGATTGAATCGTTCAGGTTCTTGAAGTTGATGGTTCCATCATCGTTGATATATCTGCGGGGGTCACGGTAAGCAGCACCTCTGTTTGCGAAATCAAGCTGCTGTGCTTCTGAAAGAACTATTTCCTGCATTTCAGCAATGTAACCGGCAACCTTTTCGTACTGTTCAGCCATTTTGTTCATGATCTCCTTCAGTTCTTCGAAGTCAAGACCCATGTGGCGGAATTTGATGTTTGTGAAAAGGTTCGGTGAGCTGATAACCATTTCAGATTCACATACGGCGCGGAAGAGACCCATATGAAGCTGAGCTGAAGAACCACCATTGTGGCTATTATCAAGTATCAGCTGCGGGCGGACGTGGTCATTTTTAAGAGGCATGAAACCAAGTTCCGGGTTGGTAAGGCGAATAATATGCCTTGAGAACTGGCTGCGACCCTGCTGCTTGGCGTAGGTAAGATTCCAACCAAGTTTTGAAAGGTTTTCGAGAATACCAGTTGTTGCAACGAATGAGTAAACCTTACTTCTGTTGTGGTCACCTGAGAAAGCTGCGGGTGCTATGTTTTTCAGGTCTTCGAGGTTTTCTACTTTGTAACCGTTTGTTCTTAAAATCTTTTCCATTGTGTGTATGTGTTAATTAATAATTGAATTTAATTTCATAGTAAATATAACACCTTTCTGCGACAGTAAAAAATTTTTAGGCAGGTTTTTTCAAAAAAAGTGAGTTTTTAACATTTTTTAACAATTATAGTTTGTTTTTAATTGTTTCAACATCGATTTTACTGAACGTACATTCTGTTCCGATTTTCCATGACTGCCCGGTAGCTATGTCAATGGCGTGGACTTTATTTCCAATAAGTGCTTTAAACATGAAAGCTTGCTTAGCATTTTCAATTGCGAAAAGTTCTCCTTTCTGAAAAGTTTCAGGTTTGGCTGATGGTGAAAGAACATCATTGCTTTTTCCAACTACTGCCTTAGCAAATGGGGTTGTTCCCATACGGTCTTTGTAAATAGGAATATTGTACATTCTTCCAGAACCAATGGCTTTCCCAACCCATTTTGTTCTCTTCATTTCCATGAAGATCATCTTTTCATCATTCCAAAGTTCAATTATGTCTCCTTTAGAAACAAGGTCTGAACTGCCACCTTTGCTTATAAATGGTAAAAATGCTTTTGTTGCCATGTGTATAAAATTAATTGTCGTTAATATGAATTAAATGAACTGTTGGATAAAATTCTTCGTAATCTTGATTTTCACAAGGAGTAAACTTATCAGATGTTGCTGATACACAATTTCCGTTTGATTTTGTTGCATATACTATACAAACAAGTTTAGGATCGTTTACTCCATTAGGAGCCAATACAAAGTCTTTAATAATGACTTCTTCTCCATTATAAAGAGCCTTGTTCCCTTTTTCTATTTTGATCAGCGAGCTTTTCATTGAATTTATTTTCAGCTATTTCTATGCAAATTTTATTAATTATATCTAAACCATCAAGCATATCAGAAATTTCAATACGCTTTTCGGTTTTTTTCTCCCAAAAATATATTATTGTTTCAGCAGTTTCCATTAGTAATTAAAATGTCTCTGATAAAGTCCTTCAAGATTATCTGCTTCCATCATAAAGCGAGCAATACTTACCGGTTGTTCTCTCCACCCAAGTTTCATGATACCATTATGGAGTTTTGAAATGTACTGATAAATAATATCGATTTGTGTTTTCGTCATGTCGACATTTTTCTTGTCAAGGCGTTCATTTAAACATCCTCCAAAATGTACCGTACTTTCATGTATTTTGACCCACCCAGCTTGTTCAAGCCATGCGCTTGCATTTATGCCACTATCGAATTCATCTTTTTCGGGAACTACTCCTTTCTCCTGAAGGGCGTCTGCAATCTGTATATGTAGCATGTTTGCTATTTCTCCATTCAGGGCATAATAGAGGCCTTCTGGGCTTAGCCAACCAGCGGAGTAATTGTCCATTATATTGACAGGTTCAATGCCCTTAGAAATCACTTCATCATTTTCTCTTGCAGCATCAATATACAACTGAACTTTATCAACTTCAGCATCCTTCATTGAAAATTCAAAATTCACGGTTTCTTTCATGACAAACATTACATCTGTCAAAGCCTGTGAACATTGTAACTTCATACCATTATATTTCAAAAAGGTCTCGTTGTCTGCAAACTCGTCAAAGGAATTGATCATCCATTCCATTGTATTCTGAATTTGCATGGATGTCTCAATAAATTTCTTTGTAGTCTCAAATAAGGAAACAATGGCGTTTATTTCTCTATCATCTCTTAATGCTTCTAATACACCTTCGTTTTTGCCTGCTACGAATTTAAATATATGTTCGTAGTCAAAATCAAAACCAAATGTATTGTTTTTACGAATCTGGTATTGAAGAGATTTGAAACCATCAATAAGACTGTCTGCGTGATTTTCAATGTCACGTGCTCGTAGTTCTATCCAAAATAAAGGATCAACCTTTGGGAATATACTGTCATGTAATTCAGGAATACGAGACGTAGGAAGAACACACTGTTCTTCTTCATCAACAGGAAGGACAACCTCTCCTTTTAAAATTCGAAGTGCCAAATCAGTTGGACATCCATGAAGACTGTCCGTTATTGTTTTAAGCGCCTGTATAGGATTGTTGCGCTCTGTCAGATGTTCTTGGGCTATTTCCATTAATAGAACCCCAAATCTATCTCCTATTCTAAAATGTACTGTTTGTGTGGCCATGTGCGTGTAATTTTAGGCAAATATAATAAATTTCTGCGACAGTAAAAAATTTTTTACCAAAAAAATGAAATAATTACTAATACTGCCAAAATTCCTATTAAAACCATCCAAAAAGAACGATTTGTATTTCTCCGAATAATCTTTTTACGTTTGTACATCTCCCATGATTGGCGGGGCTTTCTTTGATACTGTTCCATATGTTAAGATTTTTCATTGTTGCTAATATAATAAAAAAACGTGAAATAAAAAAATATATACATCAAAAATGACAAATTATGTTATAGCGAAATGAAAGAAACCTTTATCCCAAATCATCTACACATGTTAGTTAGAGGATATGTGTATCACCCTCCCAGTACAGCAGAAGAAACCAATCAATTTTTAATCAAACTAGTAGAAAAAGTAAGAATGAGAGTAGTAGCCGGACCTACTTCCGTTTATGTTTCCGACCCAGGAAACGAAGGAGTTACTGGAACAGTAACGTTAGCAACTTCGCATGCGTCAATTCATGTTTGGGATTCCCAAAAACCAGCAATGTTTCAATTTGATTTATATAGTTGTTCAAGTTTTACACCTGAAGAAGTAATAGAATGTATCGATGAAAACTTAGGATTACAAAAAGCCCATTATGTTTTTATTGATAGAAATAATGATGAGTTTAAAGAAATAGAAAGGGGTCAAATAAATTGACCCCAATCCAAACACACACATGAAATATTTTTATCTCGTTTCCTTTATGATATAAGAACCTTCCCATACCCCCCACGAGCTTTCTTCACTGAATGTATAAGTTTCAGGAGTTTCGTCAGCTCTCATGGGGCGAGTTAGATACCAAAGATTGTCATCTTTCCAAGTTGCATTAAGCAATTTTTGGTTAGCAGGCAACGAAATGTGAGCGGTCCCTCCAAAGGATTTAGCTCTTGAATTCTCAGTACAAGAGAAAAGAGTCAGTACCATTACTATAGCTATTGCTACGAGTAAGAAATGTTTTTTATTCTTCATGTTTCAGTAAAAATTTATTTGATATTACTTTAAAAGATAATCTTCCGTTATCATTATAAGCAGGATTAACTGCTACAAGAACTATTCCTTCTCTTGGAGTATCATAAAGCTTAGATGGACCATCTGCATAAACAATCAAATCCTCGTATTTTTCTGGAAGTTTGAAATTATAATCGATTCGAGGAACCATTTCAAGACCAACTTCCTCACACATTGATCTAAAAGTTAAGAAAGGAATAAATTGATACTTGATCGGATCAAACGCCCTAAACCATAGAACTTTTTGGCCTTTGAAACGATATTTATTCTTCTGTATACCTTCTCCAAGAAGTTCCCCCTGAAGAGTTAAGGCTTCAAGATTATGAGACTTCATTATTGTTCTCATCTTTTCTTCAAGCTGAATTGTTCTTGCAACTTTCCAGAAACTATTCGTTTCATTTTCCTTAAGCTCAAGGTTGCGAGAAGAAATCCCAAATTCATTATTAAAAATGAATGCTGTCATAGATGTTCCATCCACCTTTTCGGTAACAATCCATTCCTCATTACGATATTGCTCGTAGTGATCGATAAGATTTTGGATTCTTTCTTCATCAGTCTTAATAGAATGAGAAGGGAAATTGCCTAAAACCTGGCCTGCAAGTTCAGCAGGAATAGGAGGATCATATTTTGTAATTCCCAGAATATCAGTTACATCCATTCCTTCCTCCCAATTCTTGACTTCAAAACAATCTGAATTTTGGGGAAAATCATCATCAACTAAAGTTGGGAGTATACTTATGGGAAATATAATTCCCTGAGATACCTGACCGCGAAGTTTAATTGTACGAATACGAAATCCCCTTGGACGAAGAAATTCAAATTCAGGTCTTTCTGGCATGAGAGAATCAATTTCACAATATACTACCAGCTCTCCTACTTTATGGTCTCCCTTTTTAACGACAACATTCCATCCGCGAATAGTTGCTCTTTCAATTTGATCGGCGTCAGGAATAGGATTGATCGCCGAAATCTTTTCAATTGTTGCTAATTTTCTAATTATTTCTGTCATTATTTTCGTACTACGATGACTTCATTTGTTTCATAAACAATCTCTTTAGCATGGATTGTTCTCATATTGTAATTATCTGGATTGATAATAATAGTAGTTTCCGAAGTTTTTCCTTCAGAATAACCTACTGAATTAACCTCGCCATTGAGAATGGCTACTTTAACATAACCCCCCTCTCCAGTAGATACAGAGTATACTTTCAATCCTTTCAGTACATCAGGAAGGTTTGCTTCTTCTCCAGTTAATTCCTGTGATGTTACACCCGGATCGTCACAAGCGACAAATGCTAAAAGAATAATAAAAATAAATGCTAACTTTTTCATATGCTGCGTATTGATAAATTTTCATCAACTGTTCCATCAGGATTTATTCTGATGATTTCATTTACTCTTTGCATGTTTGTCCCATGATATTTTGGATATTGATCAAGAACTTCTTCTTTTGTTTTGCAAAGAACAGGGTAATCATCCCAATCAAAAGTATCACAAACTGAAATGATAAAACCATATTTTTCTTCTTTGGCGAGTTCTATCCACCTGTCTACATCTTCTCTTGTTGCTGCCATATTAATTTTGTTTTAATTATCTGGGCCAAACATAAGGTAAATTACCATCTATGTTAAATAGTGGTTTATAATAGTCTGAATTCTTACGAACTAAATTACTCTTATGACTTGTAAAAAATTCATTACTAAACCAAGATGGGGCAATGGGTTCTTGGTGTTCAACTAATTTATAGAGTCGCTTATAATGTTCATCACATTTAGGACTTTTATATCCCCTATTTTTCCATTCCTCAATCATTGCCTTAAGGTAAACCTTAACCAAGAAGGCTTCATACCCCTTCCACATTCGAACTGCTGGATGATTTCTCCACCCTCTCGTACCGGTCTGATCTAATAGAATATTAAGAATCTGAACAGTTTCAGTACGTTGCTTACCAAGACGTTTATAGTCTAAAAGCTTAGCAGTTTCAATTGGGTCAGATGATATTAAAAAGGTTTGCATAAAGCAAATATAATTATTTTTTGATTTCTTTTTCTTTTTTTCTTTTTGCAGCAATTGCCTGAGGGGCCGCACCAATTTTTGGCTTTTTTGAATCAACTTTTTTAACTACAATACCTCCTGTACTTGTTTTAGATGAACTAATAAGAAAAACAAATAGTATTAATAATAATGATATGAATAGTAGTTCTTTCATTTGTTGAATTTTTTATCTAAGAAAGTTTTATTATTAGGAACTTTTGAAAATAGCTTTTTAGCAAGCCCTTTCCAACCATGACCCCATGATCTTAAATTTTCACATGCTGTACGAAGTTCTTCAAATGATTCGTTCATAGGGTGGCGATATTGATTAATGATTTCTACTTCTCTAATCATCAACTTTAGATTCAATTCCATAAGTTCTTTTTCTTCATTTAAAAGCCCCCTTAATTTTTCCACATGGCTCATTAAAGATTCCATGTCTTCTTGGAATTGATTTATCCTTGGACATTGGAGTGGCATTTCTTCAATTATACCGAATAATGGCTCCGAGTGTTGTAAGTTAAAGTTTCTTTTTAACGTATCAGTCGTTTCTACCGTTCGCATATAAATTGGTTTATATTATACTTTCCTTCTTTAAGAAGCCTTTCAAGCATTTTTCCCCTTGACCAACGAAGTAGATGATCTAATGAAATAATTTCGAACTTTTGTTTAGCGGCTTCTTTTACTAATTCAGCAAATGTTTCTGTTCCATCTTCTTCAGTTCCAAAAACATATTGAGCTTGCCCAAAAAGTTCATAGGTGTCGATTCCCTCTTCGTCTTCATCAAATTTTAAATGACGATTGAAATCATAAATCCATCTTTCAGCCTCGTGGTCTCCGAAACAAGGATCGGTATCATTATAATCTACTTCATAAATTACAGGATTTCCATAAAACTCATTTATTTTTTTTCCCGTAAAATCACAAATCATGTGATCGAATACTGTTCGCTCACCGATTTTCTTTCCGGTTTCCCTGGAAAATTCATCAATAATTTTGTATACTATCATTAGAATCGGTATAAACTAAAAACTTGTTTTGTACACGGAACACATTTACGAATATGAAGCTCGTTATAAACCTTATCTCCGTGTTGAGCTACCCATTCTTCAGTGTGTTCAGACCAGTGGCAATAAATAGCCCAATCATTTCCATATCCTTTTTTAGCAACCCATCGAAGAGTATCTCCTTCACGAGTATTCGTCATATAGAGACCTTCAGGAGAATTTGGAAATGTTCCGGTTGCGAAAACTTCGCTATGTGGAAGGGCGTCAAATTCTTGTTTGGTCATTTCCTTACTACTTATTTCTTCATCATCATGTTCTTCAAGTTCTTCAAAAACAACATAATCATCATTTATTCCCTTTTGAGGAAGTAATTTATGAATGGCTTTTAAATAGAGAAGTATATCCTCGTCCTCTTCAATTCCATCATAATCATGGGCGCAATTCAATCCAGTTGTAAAGCACATTTTAGTAACCTCACTCGCTATTTCAACAATTAATTGTTCTTTATTCATCTTATTCATTTTTAGGAAGAGGAACTACACCAGCTTCATGAACAGACAGATATTCATGGCCATCAATTTCTACTATTACGTATCGATAACCACGAATAACCTTGGCTTCTTTTTCTATAATTCTGCTTACAAATTCAGGTTGTTCAGTAGGAGATTCACCGCCCCATGTTCTTGGTTCAGGGGTAGTTGGAGTAGCTTTACAAGAAACAGCTATTATAACTACTAATGCATATAAAATCTTTTTCATTACATTTACTTTGTTACAAAATTTATGAAAAATTGATTATTAAATGTGACAATCTATAATCGCAATGTATTTGTCCTGATTTGGCTTGATAAAGCTATCAAAGTAATTGTCCGCGAATTTATTCTGATCTTCATGGGATTCAGAACTGCAGCCAAACCATCCCATGTCTCCGGGAGCATTCCATTCACCATCTGGTGTTATTACTGCATATGTACTGAATGCAACCTGGGATTTGATATAGTTTTCTTTATTTCCATAACGTTCGACAAACCATTCTGGTTTATAAAACGTATACTTCATTCTTTTTTCCTGGTCAATATTGGGGTTAGTTAGAATGTCCCATAGATCGCCATCTTCAGCTTCATTCTTCAGTAATTCGTACTTAGCTATCTCAGCCATCTTTTCCCAAGAAATATCAGAAATTTTGCATGCATCTACCCACCGATAACCCTTAGGTGTATTAGGAATTCCGTTGCCAAAAACACCAGGATTTCCTGTTGCTCCCTCTTTTCCAGATTTTATCAGTAATGAGCCCATCCATCGACCTCCAATTTCCCACCAGTCCCACTTAGCTTTGGGGTTTTCCCAATATCCATAGGCTTTTTGGTCTTCGTCATAATGATAACCACAGTACTCTTCAATATATTCTTTGAAGGATGGGTATTTCTTTTTTACATCCGGTTTTTCTTCCTCATACTCCTTTTGATATTGTTCCTCAACATTATTAAAAGCAAGGAATTCTTTGGGGCAATCATCCATGTTATTCTCCTGATAAGGGGCTAACATTTTTTCGACGTTCTCAATGTCATCGCATATTACTGCTACTGTAAAATGGCTCATATGTTTTAATTTTAGTTTTCAGTTCTGTCAACGAATATAAGGCGTCCTGTATCTAATTGAAGAGCCACACATCGTTCGATTCCATCACAATCACAAAAAATATGATTTCCGTCGATGTAATCAATAATCATTCTTTCACTCCCATAAAGTGTGCTCACTTGAATTTGGTCACCGGGTTTCATACCAGTTAAACTGATTTTACCATTATCTTTTAAAAATGCATGATAACCAGTACAATTGATTATGATGTTTCCATCTTTATCTCTAACATCTCTGGGGTCCATTTCTTCCATTTGAAGATTTTTATTAGAGCAAATATAAACAAAAAATTCAAATAAAAAAATAATTTTTTAATAATTATCTCGAATTTCAATTATTCTATGGTTTTCTATTATTATAGATTTATCTTGATATTGGCCCTCCCAAGAAGGATAATCGCTTACATTTATTTCTATTTCAATACCTAATGGATGCGTAAATCTTTGTCTGAATCCACTTTGTTCAATATAGGGTCTTTTTTCAGTTACAGAAACTTTTATATTAGGTGTTTCAATACTTCTAAGGTAATCCAAATCTATAGAATTATGATTTACGTTATAATGATATAAAAATTTTACAATAAAAGCATCAACAGGAAGCATCCTCTCTGCATCCTTTAAAATTTCTTCATATGATTTAGGTTTTAAGATATTATTCATAAGCAAAATTCCATTTATCAACAAAAGTAAAAAATTCTTTATCGCATCCTTTTATTTCTGATACTTCAACGGTGAATAAACGATTTTCTACTGCTTCAAATGTCATAGGATTATAAATAATCTTCTTATCTATATTAATAGATGCACTGATATTTGGGATTTTATTTTTAACTTCTTCAACTAATTGTTCAGATGGAATAGTTGTGCGAAATCGTTCATAACAAAAAATTACCCAAAATCTTTTGCAGGGGGGAATTTGATTTAATTCTTCTAAAATTTGGTCCTTAGATTTAGGTACAAAAATCATATTTGTAGTAAATGACTTATGCATGCTACTCTATTTTTCCAATCGTAACGATTCATCAAAGCGTCTCGCAACATTGTATCTAAAACTTTCCCTACTTCAACCCCCTTAATTCCTAGCATTTTGATAACATCATTTCCATTTATCTTAATGTCTTGCATTCTCATTGGAAGTTGACCAGATTTCATCTTCTTTACCACTTCATCGACTTCCTCAGGAAGAATAACTGCATCCATTACTTGAGGGGCTTTTTCAAATTTCCTGAACAACATATGTAAGAATTCTTCTTTATCAGTTATTTCATGAAGCTTAAGAAGTATTTCATCAAGGGTTTTTACATTCTTTTGAAGATTAGCATCTCCCTTTAGTCTATTTTTAACAAACATAGCAGGGTCTACCCCGCCTAAAAGACCGAGAACATAAAAGAATGATGTTGCATCTAATCTATCTAAGCCGTCAGAATATTCTAACATCTTTTTTCCAAACAAAGCTTTATCTACTTCTGTTCTATGAAGCAACTGAAATGCTAATGCAGTATTTCCTCCCTTAGTTAGAATTTTATCAAGTTCCTCAAATATTCTTTCTCCGGAAATTTCCTTTATTAAATGAGAATTTTCTCTCATTAATTTAAATGTATGAGGTTCAATTGTAGAACCAAATCTTGAGGCAAACTGAATACCTCTGATTATCCTAAGAGGGTCTTCTATAAAAGCTTGATTATCTGTAGCTCTAAGAATATTCAATTTGAGATCACCCTGTCCATTAAATGGGTCAAGTATCTCCATCCTTTTGACATCTACTGCTATAGAATTATAAGTGAAATCTCTACGTTTAAGGTCATCAAGTATGCCTACACCTTCTGTAATTATCTCAAATCCTTTATGACCTGACCCTATTTTTCTGTCTTTTCTTGGAGTGGCAATATCATAAGGTTCTCCATGAAACCCTTTAGGTTTAAACTTAATAACAGAAAAAGATTCTCCTACTATATCAACCCTTCCATAAGGTCTTAACATTTCCTGTATTTGTTCAAGAGAAAGACCTTCAATTATTAGATCAATATCCTTAAGATTTTTTCCTATGAATGCATCTCTAACACACCCACCAACTATAAATACATTGGCTTTATCCAACATTAATATAGGTCTCAACCATTTGGCTGATCTTAAATCTAATAATATGTCTTTTATTTTTTCAGGAATCATAGTGCTAATATAATAAAAAAGGATGAGACTAAAAAATTTATTATATCTATTTTAAAAAATAATCGGGACTAAGTGTCCCGATTATTGTCCTGATTATCTTCTTCCTCTTCCTCTCGTTGTGTTAGCTTTTCAATTTCCTTAACAAACTTAGCCTTTGTTGGTAAATCATCCAATGGATATGACTTAATTAACCGAACAGGATAATATGAGCCGGTATTTTTTACCGTTAGTGCTCCATCATTGAAGAATCTTTCGTTTTCATCAAGAGGTTTTTGATTGAATCCTTCGTAAACTTCAAATGTATTTTTATCAAGGTCTATAACATAAGCCCATTCGCACCAAAGAGAATCGTTTACAAAATCCAAAGAATTTTGAAGTTCATAAGTTTCTCCTTTATAAACCATATTAAGAATATCTGAACCAGTATCTCTTGATAACCCTGGATATTTGCTTTTAAACTTAGCAGCAATGTCTATACCTACCCATTCGCTATTCGGGTCAGCACCACACTCAACCCATCGCCTTTTTACTTCCTCAGGAGAAATAAAATTACATTTAGCAACTTGTTCTTTAAATTTATCAATCTTAGATTTTCGTAAGAATTCTAAAATGTTTGACCCTTGACCATCAGGGTAACCATCCCATTGTCCATATTGAGCAATTTTTGGTTGGCTTGTTTGAAATACAGCTGTTACATGTCTTGTTCCCATTATTCATATAATTTAAAGGGATGAATACAACAATTAAATGGAGTTTCTAATTTTCTTTTAAAATATTTTCCATGTTCATTTAACGAAGTATCAATAACTCGGTCATATGTCCGATGAAATATAAACCATACTCGTTTTTTAAGATTAGAACGAATACATGTTTCTGGGACTTCATGCTTTTGTTTAAAATCATCAAATTGAATAAATCTATGACTCCATGGGTCCCATTCTCCTATTGAATCATAATACCATTGAATTTTATCCCAGTATATTCTAGTCCCCTTAATATACAACATTCCATTATCTATCGCATAAGAAACGTCTTTGAGCGATATAAAATCATCTGTAACATAAGGACTATCGTTAGAAACGAGAAGAGTGTCGTCTCGTAGTCTTGCCCATTTTGCTGTTCGAATTAATGATGAAGCCGCAAGTAATTGGAATTTAATTTTTACCTCTTCCATAATTTAATCGTTTACGTGTTTCCATTTAGGATTTTTAGCAACACCATTTATCCAGTCATACTCAATTTCATCTACATCTGTACGACCGTCAGCATAGGTTTCAAAAAATCTGCATTTTGTGTGGTCAAGTTCCATCAATTTAACAATCTCAGTTGCTAATTGTTCTGATGCATTTGTGACCGATGTTCCTTCGTCTATATCTTCAAAAAGAATTCGACACTCTTGTGTCTCTAAATTCTTTTCTACATGTACATTACATGCGGATGGGTGAATTCCCCATCCCTTAAATTCGTGTCTAAATGAATGTGTCATGTTTTTTACTATTTAGCATAAATTGTATGCCGATATTCATTAAAGTTAATAATAAAAATCCAGATATAAGAATCCAAGCTGGCAATCCAACAGCTATTCCTGGCATTACAAATACAAATAAAGTTACTGGAACTGTTATTAACCATCCAATGTGTTTGTCTAATTTATTCATAATTAATATTTTGTAGTCCACTCTGGCTTTGGAAGAAAATTAATTAATTCACATTCGACCAAAAATTCATACACAGTTTTCCATTCCTTTTCAGGATCGAATCCTGCTTTATCGTCGAATAAAACATTAAAATAAAACTTATCCTCATAATAGCCAAAGTTACCATTTTTGGAACTTATTCCAGAATTTTCATTGACAGCATCCCAAACAATTCCATTTTTTGCAAACCCTACAATGTATTCAGCTATTTCCCCAGGAAATGAAGAAGTCCACAAAATTAACTTTGTGTCTTTTCGTTTAGTAAGAATCTGAAGGGTTTCCTTGGCATAAGGATAGTAAATCATTTCAGTTCCCTTGTACGTTGGTTTGATTATTGTTCCATGCAAATCAAAGGCCCAGTATGTCTCGTACCATTCTTTTTCAAATGAATGTAAAAACATTCGCTGAATAAAATCAACTATCATTAGTTCATGAATTCTTTGCTTTCTCCAGACTCAAGAAATGAAATAACAAGTTTTGCTAATTGCTCGTACTGAGGATCTTTTACTTTTATAAAAACTTCAGCAGGACTGCACTCATCTTCTTCCCACGGGGCTTCAGGATCAAAATTCTCGTCATATCGAAGTCTGTCTTCGTAATTCGTGTTTCGGAGTTTAATGTCAAAAACATCGTCGCAAGTTTTGTCACTTCCACAAGCTTTGAACATCTCATTGATCATTTTCTTACACGGCTCAATTGAACCTGAATAGTCAATATACATCTCTGTTGAAGAGTTTGTAATGACATCTACAAATGAATGAATACTTAATACTGTTTCCATAGAGTTTAATTTGAACAAAAATACAAACTATTTTCCAAAAAGATAAAAAAATTCTGTTAAAAATCTGTTAAGATTATTCGTGATGAACCCAACGATCGATTTCTAATTGTCTTTCAACAGCAAAACGTTCAACAATTCTCCATTCTGCTGCGGTAGCAAGTCTGTTGCCAGTACCTCTACACTGAACAATACGTTTTTGAGGGCTTACTTCAATAGTTAAAAGATTTTTAATGCGCATGAAAGCATCTTCAACAGTCATGGACCATATGCTCGTTCTTCCGCTGTTGCATGTATTTGCATATCCAGCAACGCAGTGACCATGGGTTCTTCCCTCTGCTCTTAAACTTGCAACACTTAATAATTGAGTGAATGAGTATGTTCTTCTGTTTTCTTCTTTTCCAAATGTAACGGAATAATCAGCAATTGGAAAGGGACTCCAGGCTTTTGGAATACCTTCTTTTGCCCCTTTACCTAACTCTTTGTGCCAAGCTTCCATTCCCCTAACTAAAGCAGGAAGAGTTCTTCCATTTATTTTAAAATCTGGAACTTCAGGAGGTAACATTCTATATCCGCCTCCGGCCACAGGAATTTGACGATGATCATTTTTTAAATGATGAATATAGTCACAAACAGGAGAAATTATGTGAATATCTAATAAAGGCTGTGCAATGAAGAACTTCATTATTGGTTCCCAGAATTCCCAATTTTTCTGGGTAGTAATTCTAAAAATACGGGACTCCATAAAAGCACGAACAAGTCTTTCATCTCCTCCTGAAGCAAGAACTTTTCCCCATAAAATTGCTTCTGTAGGATTATAATTATCAGGAGCTAATTGGAAATAATGAGATTCCTTTTTAGTTATAGGAATAGGAAGTTTTGTAAAAGTTCTTGGACTTTCACCTTTTCCCATATGCAGATATAATTCGATATTCCATCCTCCTGGTTTTAACCATACATCATCCATGAATTTTGGAATAGGATATTTGCAAAAAAGGTGGCGAGCAATACTTTTTATTTGTCTTTCAAGATTATAGGTATTTTTGTTCCAAGTAGATATGTCTCTAACCCAATTCTTTTTTTCAAGATACATTAAATGAAGCGCTCTAACGGATAATTGATCATCAAGAAAGGCTACATTCTTTTTTGATAGAAAAGTAATAAAACGAAGAAAATCAGCTTTATCTACCGGCCTAAAATTCTCACTGCTAGCTCTTCTAAAGATACCATCTAACTCGCAAGCACCACTTGAACTAGGAAAATTGCGCGTAGGAATAGCTCCATCATAAATCATTTCAATGAGTTTATGAGGCTTCTTTTTATAAAGATTAGCGCTTTTTAAAGTGACTAAATATTTGGTATAATCAATTTCCATCCAGCAAATATAATCATTTTTTTGATTTGGAGCACATTTCCTTTACCATTTTTATTAACTCCTCTTCAGATACATCAACTGTAATGTTGAACATAAATCCATAAGTATTTAATAACCTATTGGTTAAAAAGTTCTTATTCTTTATTAATATGTATCTTAACGATCTTATTAATAAAGTATAGTCTCCGCACGGACCATGTTTATGGTTAGTCCATAAATCAAATAAATGATTAAAGTCTTGAACCTGAATAGATTGATAGATATTATTACGTAAACATCTGACGTGATGTTTTTTGCAAAGATTGTTAAATTCGTACTCTATAACTTTGTCAGCAAAACCCATGAGATTATTTTTAATCAACCCCAATCCTTTTCATATGTGTACCAATGATCACAAGAAGCAGCATCTAGCATAGCTTTTATATAAAGTTGGTCAATGTCCTGTTGATTTAATGATTGCATGTATTCAAGTGCTAAGGACTCGTTACTTTCATAATGTGGTTTATTAGCCTCTTTATTTACATGTTCTATTGCCATTCCGCAAGCAGTATAAAAAATACGATTGTCATCACCCCATCTATGACCACATAACAATCCTTTATCATTATTCCCTTCTGGAATAGTTTTGCTAATGCTGGCTTTAAGAAGAGCTATTCTTTTTAAACCACTTTCGCGTAGAGGATCAAATATGGAATTATCATGCATTAACATGGTGCTAATATAATAAATTTTTGATTAACTAGGAAATTTAAGCTCTAATTTATGTTCTTTTGTTAGATCACATGTTTTATTTTCTAATATTTGAAACCCAATAATTGGATTTCCAAAATCAACTTCTAATATGACTTCTATTATAATTTTTCCAACAAACACATCTGTTATGTACACAATATGTTCCTTTGTTTTTGTTGTAAATTCTATCCATTTATCAAGTAGTAAATGCTGTAGCGGTGAATTTTCTGATGGATTTGTGTATGATATTTTTACTAAGGTTTTAAATTTTTGATCCGAATAAAATTTAAACGATAAAGGAAAGTTAATAAAATAGCGATGTTGTTTTTCTACTATAATTTCAAATGCTGCGGTTTTTTTCTTTCCTTCTACAATGTATTTTGGATCAAGGATTTTAAATCGACATGGATTTAGACCACTACTATCAAATGGCTTTCTTAATATGGATATTATTAACAATACACATAATAATACCATAAAAACAAGAAGCAAACTCTGTATCATCCATTAAAATTATTTTATCCATTGAATCTTATTTTTCAAGTTTTGATAATTTGTCTTTTAATATATCTATTTGTGTTTTTTGTTCGATAATTATCTCTAAAAGATCTTTGAATGACACAGAAGAATCTAAAATAAAATCGGATGCTATGACATTTCCATGTATTTTAGTGTGTCCATCATAGTCAATAATGAATTTATAATTTTGATAATCTGAATTTGTTATGCCAAAAAGAGGGCGATTATTTATTTTTTCATGATGATTACTTCTTCCATCCATTATTATTAATGGAATTGATGATGGAAGATTATTTCCTGCTCTTCCAATAAAATATAATCCGGCGTCGTTTTCGTCAGATCCCATTCCAATAATTTCGGGTACGAATCCCTGATTTGTTCCATTTCCCATAGAAAATCCGTAAACCCCGTCGCCGACATGAAATGCAGTCATAAGAGTATTATGAGGTACTGCAATATCGAATTTATATGTATATAGGGGGCCTCTCCCGATGCCTACGCGACCGTCAGAATAATGGATGTTAGTTCCCTTTATTTTATCGTCGACTATTAACCTAGTGTCAATTGATGCATCTATCTTTATAACTCCTTCTATATTAGTTACGCTGACAGATTCTCCGCCTTCAAAGTGATGAAAATAAGGAATTTTTACTTCTTTAATTGATAAGAGGTCTTCTGAAATTTGATGAACAACTAAATTTCCTTTATTTTCAATATTAAACATTAAACTTTGGGTTTTCTTTTTCTTTTAGGCTTGCTTTTGACCGCTACCCAATCTTCATATACAGCTTTGAGCTGTTGACAATATTCGTAATTTTCGTGAAGCTTAAAATAATCTATTGTCATATTCATTAGTTTTTCGACACTTTCATCTCGACAATAAATAACCGATTTTTTATCGTGATAAATTACAAATAACTTATCGTTTTTAACCTTTGATAAATATTCACGCACTTTATGTGCAAAATGCCCAAAATTTTTATCTTCATAAAATTCTTGAGCTTGTTTTTCGGGATCAAATTCAAACAATACACGTTTATCTTCAGTTGGCCCTATAGTATTTAAAAACAATAAGTGGGCATCTTCTCCTTGTTCTTCTCTAAATTTTTGTGTCTCCAATATTACATTTTCTGCAACTTGATCAAATAATCTAAGTAGCTCATCTTTAAACTGATCATATCCTTTTAAAATTATCTGATCTGTTAGCATCCATGCAGGATCAATCTCAGTATCATGAATAAACAATATTGGACAAAAAATATTTTCTTGTAATATATCGGAACCTAATTTATTAAAGTCAGCATCATCAATTTTATCATTTTCTCCCCATACGCACCACGTATTAGGAACTTCATAAAGCCTTGCTGTTCTAATGTTTTCAAAATCATCATATATTTTTATGATTTCTTCATCAGCGAAAGTAAACTCTTTAGGCTTATAAGTTTCTGTAACACCACTCGGATATAATATTATCGCCATTACCCAAATTTAATTTTATTTTTTAAACTATACCGTTTATTTTTATAAGTGATGAAAAAATTACGAACATAAATATCTTCGCCTGGTTCCATGTTATGAACAATTATACTATGAGTATCTGGAGGTGTAACTATTAAGATATTTGATTCTCCGTCAATGACTATTTTTCCATCATGTGTTTTTGTGATTTTCATTTGTGAAAGCGTTTAAACGCATTATTAGTTATATATTCCCATTCAACCTCCCCTATAAATTCACTCAAGTTTTTAGCTCCACAATAACTCATATTGGAACGTAAATAATCTTGAAAATTTTCAACCCATTGAGATAGATTGTATTCTACTTTTTGATATTTAGTTATTCCTTCTGCAGTCACTAATTTTGATCTTCCCCAACTTCTTTGAACTGCTTTGGTACTCATACCTCTATATTTCTTCTTAATAGGAAATCCCCATTTCCAAAGAATTTTTGCTAAGAAATATGGAACTCTAAATCCCCATAAATAATTATAGCCTGCACTCTGCATGGTTTTATTAAATAATGATCCAACCATAACATAATCAGCACCTAAGGCAAGAGCCTTTATAATATCGTCATATCCTTGCATGCCGCCATCGGCTACTATTTTAGCTTCTAATTCACTTTCTTTCTTAATTTTATGACATTCTGTAATTAATGATCCCATTGGATAATTAATAGCAACGTTTGCGGCGGTAGTACAGCCGGCACCTGTCCCTATAGAGCATCTCACATAATCAGCTCCAGCCATTGCAAGATTTTTATAGGTTAATGGATGAGCAACATTTCCTACCATTAATTTTGTCCAAGGCCATCTTTGTTTTATTTCCTTTATTATTGGAATTAATTTAGCCATATGGCCGTTAGCTATATCTATAAGAATATTTGGATATTTTCCTAAATATAATGGGGTTTGGCGTTTTAAATCACTTTCTATTTGACATAATCCAAGTGCCTGGAAAAAGCCTGCTCTTCCAATTAAATCTAATCCTTCTGTACCTCTAGGCAAACATGGAATAATATCATTATCGATAAATTCTTGATAGTTTCTCTTACATACTACAGTGTCCATTGGAGATGCAATTAATGGTAACTTTCGGTTATCATACATGATATTGCATTCGCTTCTGTGTTCAACATCACTTATTATTGCAGGAATAATTGAAATATCCCACAAATCAAATTTCGGCTCTCTATTCATTATTATTGTTTTATACTATTATTATAGTAAGAAAAAGCTACTCGGTTTTAGTAGCTTATCTCTTTAATTCCTCTGGTCCTTCTTCAGCCGGGGGAATTGGTGGGGTTATATCTGCGGGCGGCGCCTTCGTATCCTCCTCTGGTTCTTCTTCAGTCTTTATTTCTTGTGGCAATAATACTGTTGAAGTAGGTGGAGGTGTTGGTTGTGGTTTCGGAGGAGCCGGTTTTTTCTTAGGAATTGGTTGTACATTTCTAATTTTGGCTGGCTCTTTAGGCTCTTTCTTTTCCTCTTTTTCTTTTGGCTCCTCAATAGGAGTTTTCAATGGTTTTTGTTCCTTTGTTGGTGGCTTTGGAGTTTCTGGTTCTGGTTCCTTACCTTTTGTTACAGGTTCTTCAGGTTTAAATCTATCTCCAATTCTAGCCTTATCTATCGCAAAAGTAGTCTTAAATAATGGGCTTGAAACCTGGAATTGTCCATCTGGCAATTCTCTTTCAATTTCTACATAAGTATTTGTACCCTTATTAGTTGTATATTTATAAGTTCCTCCTTGTTCGATTGGATCAGTGCTAACTCTATATTTTGGTATAGATTTAACTTTAATCCTAGACTTATCTCTTACAACAATAATTGGTTTGTCAGTTTTTTCGTCTTTCTTTAAAACGATTTCTTTACTTCTTTTAGAAACACTTCTCCATGCATCTTTATCAAGGTCAAAAAATGTTGCAACTTTTGGAGATGATGGACGTATTCCTTTTGGATGATCTTTTCGAGGAATATATTTCATCATGGTGGTTCCTTTAGCAGGACGAACTTCACCATTTAGTTTTATAAATTCAAAATTGACAATCTTTTTTCTAAGAAGCTTTCGAAGTTCCGGAACTGATATAGGTTCTCCATATAATAACTTCTCTAATAATAGGTTATCATAAAAATAATTGACAATAAACAAATCTCTTGCTGATTCGCATATTTTATATCCGAATAATTCTTCAGTTAATATGTCCTTAATTAATTGTTCAGTCATTTCTTAAATTGGTACCCATTTTTCTTTTAAATTGATTATTCAGCTCCTTATATTTTCTATCAATATTATTTTTTAATCCTATGTACATTGCAGCTTCAGGTATATGTTCTGAATTAAAATGTCCGCTTTTTATACTACGAACAAAACTTCGTAATTCTTTAACTATTTCGTCATTATGATTTGGATCTTTGTCTAGTAAATCTAAAAAATACACTAATTGTTTTTGCCATTTTGATTCAGGAGGTCTTAATCCAAATTCTTTCGCTTTTTCATCAACAAAAGTTTTATTTAAAAAGAACTTAATCGCATCAGGTGACATCTTTCCTTCAATCACCCCTTTCCAGAAAATTATACTTTTAAATTCTTTTCTAACGTCATCAGGCGATTTTGGTTTTAAAATGTCTCCTATGGATTCTCTTACAATCATTTTTCGTCAACAGGAAAATCTTCTACTCCATCAGGAAGAGGCTCATCATTAAAAGGAGGTTCTGGTTCTCTTTGATAGCGAGGAAATCTTTCGTCATCGTCAAAATCAAGATCATCATCAAATCCTAAATCATGTGTTCCATCCTCTTGAGTTTTTGCTTTTACGATTGACATAGCTGTTTCTTTAGGATCAGATCCCTTTTCAAATTCTGCATGAAATTCCTCATCATAAAATTGAACAAAACCTTCAGCTTCAAATTCGTCAACTCCAAATTCGTTTATCAAAGTTTCAATCACCTCGAAATACCAAGCGTTTTCGTCCAGCCCTTCTTTAGGTTCTTCTTGGGGTTGTTCAGGAATAAAAAGTTCATTTAATGATTCTGATACAAATGATTCTTTTACTCCACCAGTTTTACGCTCTATCATCTTTTGTATTTCTTGTGCAAGAGGCCAATCCTCATTATCAATAGCTTTATTCATTTCCACATTTAAAGCGTTTAATCCTAAACCAGATAACCATTTTCTTGTATCAGCTTCGGATTTTTCAGGTTTTGGTTCTTCTTTAGGTTGTGGTTTTGGTGCTGAAGGCTTTTTGAAGAAATCAATTAAGGAATTATCTTCGTCTTCAACATCATCAAAATCTTCTACACCAGGAGGCAATGGTTCATCTTCTTCTGGTTCATCAACAGCCTGTCGATATTTGTAATCTTTTATTTCATCCATTGTTTCCATTATAAACATTTTAATGGTTTTCTTTGGACCATCTTCTTTAAGAAGTATGGCAGTTACAAGCTCAACAAATTCCTTTGAAGGCATTTTAATCATTTTTCCAAATACAAATTCCCTCATATTTGGAATGTCATATGCTCCTGAAATTCCATCAGCAACATCATTGATATAATTTCTTAAATCTCTGGCAATATATGGACCATAACGAATATCTCTTTGTTCGTCAGCTAATGTATCTGTAGCTTCTAAAACTTTTTTAGCTCGTGTTTCGTCTGGATCGATAGCTCCTGCAGCAATTAATTCATAAATTCCTTTTACAGTTTCATGAACTAACATTGGAAGATCAAGTACACGTGCGATAATTGTTGGTCCGGAGGGTCCTTCTTCACCGCCTTCTCCTCCTTCATCATCTTCATCATCGTCATCTTTGAATTTGATTTCCATAACGTTGGCCATTTCTGGATGTTCATCAACCATCATTTCAAGATTCTGTGTCTCATCCCAGTCAAATTTCTTATTGATAGCTAAAAATTGCATATACAAATCGAGAAGACGATCACTACCTGTAATTTCTGCCACTCTATCTCTCATATCATACATCATTGAATGTACGTTTTGAGCTTCACCTTGCATAATATTATTGATAAGTTTTCTTTTATCAATATCATCTTGAACACCGGGTAATTCAACTTGATGTTGTTCAATTTCAAATTCCTTTTGCTTATTCTTTTCAAGCATTCGTTCGGCAATTTCCTGTTTTTCTTCATCATCAGGATTAACTATCTTGACATCAAGTGTTACTCCTTCAATGATAGGACCATAGAATTTTTGAATTACTTCTTTACCTAATTCAGTTAATTCTTCTTCATGACCTCGTTGAATTTGAAATATTTGGCGAAGTAAATTACACATTTGAGCCATTTCTTGATGGGTCGGCCCTCTAAACCCACCATGTTCTTGCTGAGCTTCTTGACGAACTCGGTTAATATATTCTTGTGGAAGATTTAACTCGGCTTCAAATAAGTTCTCTTTAACTCGTTTCATAGTATAGTTTTATTTTATTATATATACAAATTTTCTTTAACTGGGGAATTATAATTTTTATGTAAAATCTCCAATGTTGATGGTTCTAAAGTTGCTTTAACTCTTGGATCGTTTATCAATAATTTAACTATGTCCTTATCTTTTTTATTATATAGTGCGAAGGATAATGCTATATTATTTTCAGCACTTGGATCTAATTCTGGATATTGTAATAATAATTTGACTTTGTCTAAATCATTTTGTAAAATTGCCTGATTTAATATCTCATTTGTTGGTTTAATTCCATGATCTAAAATTACTTTTGATGTTTCATAATCTGTTTTTTCAAGAGCATGCAAAAAATTTTGTTCTTTAAATTCATACAAATCTAACAATTTTTTAAGAACATTAGAACTATTTTTATTAATAGCCCACAAAAAAAGTTTTTGATATGTTGCCGGCTCATGAAATTGTACTCCTCTTTCTAATGCCCATAAAATTGGCTCTTCCATATTTTTATTCATTCCCATCTGAATGAGTTCATAAGGAGTATAATCTTTTAATGAGTTTTTAATTTCTTCGGTACTTTTAGGCTTAAATATTTTAGATTCAAATAAAATATAATCTCTTCTTTTTACAATATTTCCTTTGCTATTTCGATAGTATACTATTCCTTTTTCAAATTTAATTCCTCGTTTTTGATTTTTTTTGGCAATTTCAAATAACTTTTCGCGTATTTCTTGTAACTTGTTTATTTGATCTTTTGTTAAACGATATTTTTGCCATTTTTCATTATGTAAACCTTTTTCATGTTGTCTCAACATCCAGTCTATTGCTCCTATAGGACTATATTTTTCATATTCATTTCGAGCTTCATAACCTAAAGGACTTACTCTTCCGTCTTTAAGAATTATGTCTATTATATCAAAATCTAATTTTTTAATAGCTTCTGATAAGAATGACCCTCTTTTATCCGCCCATGGATTAATATGTTTGTCCTTTAAAATTATTTTAACAATTTCTGGATTTCCTGTCTCTACTGCAGCGTATATTAAACCTGGAGATAAAAATTCTCCATCAGGAAGATTCGGAAGTTTCGATAAAATATATTTTAAAATTTCAGTGTTTTCTCGACGAATAGCATTAAAAAAATTAATGATGCCAGAAGAATCTCTACTGGAAATATGAGCATGAAATTTAGCTCCCTTTTTTTCAATAGCATATTTAACCAATTGTATATTACCGTCTCTAATGCCCTTTGTTAATAAATCCTGTGCAGGCATATTATCAACAATCAATTGTAATTCTTTTTGTGTTTTTGGTTTTAATAAATAAAGTGAATTTATTTTGTCGATATCCTTAGGTATATTAGGAGCTAAATCATCTTTATCTCTAAAATATAATTCTCGATCATCATTAGCATTTGGATCCTCAGGAAACATTTTTCTTGCCTGCTCCATATCGGAGTATGATCTATCTTGGTTATATAGATCGCGATCGTCTAAGGATTCACGAACGAGCATTACTTTTTCTTACTTTTACCTATTTGAGAAAACGCTATTGCGATAGCTTGTTTTTGTCCTTTTTTTGTTACAGGAACTTTCTTTTTGGATTTTCCTATATGTTGTTCGCCTTCTTTCCAGTGACTCATCACCTTATGAAATTTCTTCTGTTCTTTGGTTTCTTTTTTCTTTTCGACTAATAGAACTTCCTCAAGGCTTTCACATACTAATTTCATATATGAACATTATTTTATTTTTCGCCAATAAGTTTCATGTACTTTTTAGCGACATCATCTGCGGTTGCTTTAGGACCTGGAGTAACAGATGGTCTTTCTCTTCTGATTGGTGAAGGATGTTGTGGTTTTGTACCAGGTTTTCCTGGATGAATTGTTGGCTCTTTTGTTGGAGCAGGTTTTGATGGTTGAGGTTGCGCTAATTTTACTTCATCTTCTACTTCAGGCTCAATTAAGCTTTCTTTTACAAGTTTTTTTGCCATTTCTTTATATTTTTTTAATTCAGAATCACTCAAATGTTTTAACACTCTTTTGTCTTTCAATAATATATTAACAATGTTATAATGACCGTTTTCCGCTGCTTGTGTTAATGCAAAGTTAGGTTTTGAAGTTGTTAAATCTTGTTGGCTAGGATCAACTCTTTTATCATTTAAAAGTAGTTCAACAGCTTCTTTATTTCCGAATTGAGAAGCAACTTTTATTGCTCTATTGTAATCTGCCCCTGGATTTATTCTCTTATCATTCAAAAGCATTTTTACTAATTTATTATTTCCACGAGCAATAGCAATGGATAATGCTTCAGCAACAGATTCTTCTTCTTTTTCTGGTTGTACTCTTTCGTCTTTTAATAAAACTTCCACTAATTTTTCACGGCCAAATCCAACGGCCCACACAAATACCATGGAATTTTTTTGTCCTGGATCTAATTTTTTATCTTTTATTAATTTGATAATCTCTTTTTCTAATCCAAATTTTAATGCTTTATAAACTAAACTATTGGGTGATATTTTTGTTTGAGGATTTGTTACAAGCATTTTTATAATTTCAGGATTTTTTAATCCGGAATCTCCTGCAACTTTATTTGGATCAGCGCCTCTTTCGATAGCAATACGAACTAGTTCTGGATCGCCTATTTTTTCGACAGTTGTCTTTAATAACTCATCAGGATTTTGTATTTCCAAAGCAGCCTTGCGAATTTCATCTTGACTTTTTGGTTTAAGAATACCACCTATACCTTGTTCATTTATATTATATTCTCTTTTCATTTCAGGTGTGAATTTATTTATAACTCTTTGATCCTTTAATAACATCATAATAATATTATCATGCTCATAAATTTCAGCCCCCGTTAATGCAGCATTATTAACATCTGACGGGTCGACCCTTGGATCTTTCAATAATTCTTTTACTAAAGCACCATGACCATTACTAGCAGCCCATCTAATTAATTGATTTTTATTAGCTCCCGGGTCCAGTCTTGGGTCTTTTAATATTAAATTGAAAATTTTTAAATCCTCTTCTGTTCTCTTCTTTTGTTTAGGAAGTGTTTTTGATAATGCTATACTTATGTTTTTATCAGATAAATTTCTTTTCAGTAATGCTTTAACAGCTTTTAAATTTGATTTCTCAACCGCCCAATTTAATAACTTACCATTTAACTCATCTGATAAACTTCTTTCAATAACATAATCAAAGATAATGTCATCATTTTTAGAAATGACTAAATCAACAATTTCTGTATCATTTAAATTGTTGATTTCGTTTTCAATTTCTTCGCCTGATTTTGGTTTTAATATGTTCTCGATGGCTTCTCTTACAATCATATGTAAAAATTATTTTAGTCTGAAAGTAAGTCATCGATATAATCTCTTGGTGCTACACTGTCATCTTTAAAGTGAGAAGCCTTGAAAGTTGCATCTGGATTTACAGTTACACCAATCATGGATTTTTTATCTGAAAGAGATTTAGTAAAGTCATATATGAAATACTGATTAGAAAAGACATCAGCATAAGAATCCCAATAGTTCTTTGAATATGAAATACACCACGATGATGAACCTAAAGCGTTTGATGCTGAATAATCAAGGGGTTTTATAACTAATAGATCAGGTCTCTCTAATATAATTTCAACAGCACATTTTTTGTCTTTGATCTTTTTCTTAATGGCTTCAAGGTTGAATCCACCAGAAAGATTTTTAATGAGAGCATCTGTTTCATTATACAACGATCTAGAATCTTTAAATTTTCCACCCTTTTTAGAATAAAAATCTTTTAAAGCGTCTGCATATTTAATGTTTAGCTCTATAAGTTTCTTTAATTCTGCAGAGGCATGTTGTCTAGCACGAGATGGAATAGAATTTATTACCTGGCTTACCTTTGTTCCAATTCCTGAGCCTTGAAGAAAGTCAAATAAATCCTCTATTGTTTTAAAGGTATCAATTGGAGGAACTTTGGTTGGATGAGATTTTAACATCTCATAAACTTCTAGAAGCTTATCCCAAGGTTCTCTATCTTGAAATAACCATTTTGTAAATTTACCAACGTATCCGATTCTGTTATCTTTCAATAACATTTGTTTTAATTGCTGAAAACGTGGGTCTTCTTCGGGGATCCTCATCTTAGCGAGGATGGCTCTTGCTTGTTGCATATTTTCGTTTAATAGGCCGTATAAATTCTCTCTAACAATTAACATGCTAATATAATTATTTTTTTTAATATTTATTTGTTTTTTAACTTTTTTATTTGTTATTGTTAAAAAATAATTGCTGTTGTCGTGACTATTTTAATATATATACACAAAAAAAATCCTTAGTTGGAACTAAGGATTTTCATTTAAAATAACAAGGGGGTTTAACCACATCTTGAATAGCCGCATTCTGGATTAACGCATTTCACACAGCCATCTTGCATTATGAGTTTATCTCCACAATCGGGGCAACTTTCTCCATCCAATTCATCTTCAGGAATATATTTTGATAAATATCTTCTTACAACAGAAGAGAATGAAGAAACATTTTCATCTATTTTCTTAATGACATGAATTACTTTCTCAATAGGAGCTCCATGTCTTAAAAGCATAGATGCTGATAGTGTCAATGCTCGTTCTTCAACTCTATTAGCGGCTAATTGAATATTGTCTATTTCGAATTCACCATTTATGAATTTATATTGGCCTTTTTTAATTTTAACAGTTTTTCCTTTAGTATTTTTATCCATTGGTGGATTTTCAAAGGCAAATATTTCATATGGACGATTCGTATCTTTCCAAAGACCTACGATAACAGCGTATTTAACTCCTTTAACAGTTGCTACATAATAATCTGCTTTCAATTCCTTTGGTCTCTTTGGCGCGCGTGTTTCTTTTAATTCATCATCATCCTCTTTTTTATTGGATATTAAAACACCAGTGCGAGAACCTTCTCTATAAATTGTTAATCCTTTACAACCAGCTTTCCATCCATGGAAATAGATATTGTTTACTTCCTCTACAGTTATTTTTTCGGGAAGATTGTGGGTAACTGAAATAGAATGATCTACCCACTTTTGGATAGCTGCTTGCATATTTATTTTTTCATAGTAATCAATACTATGAGATTCTGATTTTCCCCAAGGGGATTTACTGACAAGATCATCTAGATCTTTTTCAGTTGATTGCTCTAAAAACTTCCTTGCACCCTCAAATGTGGTTTCAGATTGTAAACTAAACCACTGTATAAAAGGATAATGTATTACATTGTACTCTTCCCATGAATCGCCGTTTTGATCAGTAAATACAACTTTAGCTCCTTCTTCGTTCGGATTTATTTTTCTTCTTCTACGATAGAATACTTTAAACACTGGTTCAATACCAGAAGTTGTTTGGCATAAAATTGCAAGAGTTCCTGTAGGTGCTATAGACATGGTTGCAATATTTCTTCTTCCATTTTTTAAATACTCATTGTATTCTTTATGGTCAAAATTTTCACCAATTACTCTTCTAATAAATGGATTGCCTGCTTCGATGTCTGCATCCCAAATTAAAAATGGTTTTCGTTCTCTTGCAAGTTTAATACTTTCTCTATATGAATTAACGGCTATACATTTTTGAATATCTTCAGCCATCTTAGTAGATTTTGGAGTTGCATAATCCATACCTAAAGATGCGAACATATCACCTAATCCCAAAATTCCAACACCAGTTCTTCGTCCTTTTTTAAGAACATCTAAAACTTTTTTCCATAAGTTTAATTCAGTTCTTTTTAATTCTGGGTCTTCGGGATCACTTTCTATTTTCTTAATAATAGCTAATATCTTTTCTTCTTCAAGGTCCACAATGTCATCCATGAACCTCTGGGCCATTTGGGAAATTTTTGCTAATTTATCCCAATTAAATCTGGCTTTAGAAGTGAATGGGTTTTCAACAAGATTAAATAGGTTTATGGATCCTAATCTGCATGAATCAAAAGCAGATAGAGGAACTTCACCACAAGGATTTGTTCCCTTTGTTTCAAACCCAAATTTTTTATAAGAATCAGCAGGAGATTCGTTTATAATTCTATCCCAAAACATAACCCCAGGCTCTGCATTTTTATGGGCTTGTTTTACGATAATATTCCAAATATCTTTTGCTTTAACTCTTTTGACATAAACTCCCTTTTCAATACAAACTAATTTATTATAAGGTAGTTGTTCTTGCAGAGCTATTTGTCTAGATTGAGTAGGATACGATAAAATATAATCTTCATCGTTTTCTACTGCCCTCATAAATTCATCTGTAACTTTTACAGATATATTAGCGCCAGTAATTTCAGATAAATCATCTTTTGCCATAATAAAGTCTGTAATGTCTGGATGATTTATATGCATTGTAATCATTAACGCACCTCTTCTTCCATCCTGCGCAACTTCTCTTGTAGATTCAGAATATCGATTCATGAATGATACAGCACCAGTTGATGAATGAGCTGAGTTATTTACTAATGCAGTAGATGGTCTTAAATGTTCTAATGTTATTCCAACCCCTCCTCTACGTTTCATTAATTGAACCATAGATTCATCCGTATTAAAAATTCCTCCATATGAATCTGCTCCGTTATCAATAAAAAAGCAATTACCCAAAGAGGAAACTGCCTTAGTATTTCCAAGACTAAAAAGGATTGATCCACCAAAAATAAATTGATTGAAGTTTTTTAACGCATCATATATTTCTTCGTATGATAGGGGATTTGGATATTTTAGTTCGTTTCTGTAAATTTCTTTTGATACTCTTTGTATTGTATCATCGGGGGTTCTTTCTTCGAAGTAGCCTTCTTCTTTGGATTTTAGGGCGTATTTTTTGATCCATACGTTTGTTGCTAATGTGTCTCCTTTAAAATATTCTAGGCCAGCTTCTCTTAATTGTGGCTCTCGATACAATTGTTCACTCATACTTATTTTAATTCTTATTTTAGTTAAAAGATTTGTTTTATTTATATCCCTTTAACTTTTCTTAACATGCATTTTTGACAGTCTTAACAGAAAATTAACTCAAAGATTTTTGAATAGATTTTTTACGTTCTTTGAGAATTTTTTCTAATTCAGCATATTCCTTTTCTGCTTTCTGGGACACCTTTTTAGCATCTTTTCGTTGAGAATAGTAATCGGTTAGAATTTCCGAAAGAAATGGTTCGATAGTTTGATCAAATACAGCACCACTCTCACATTTTACTTCGTTTTTCTTAGGTTGATAATTTTTATCTTTAAGTAGAAAATTTTCTATAGAAATTTTAAATTGTCTCATTATAGTTGGATAAAGAGATGCATAGTCAAATGAAGCCACCCAACTATATAAATCTGGCGTTGGTTCATAAACAAATGCTCCTTCATAATCAGCTCTTAAGTTATCTTGTTTTGTTTTTGGAAATATTTGATTTCGTTGATATGCGTGTCTTGCCAATGTAGCTTCTAACATTTGTATCGGAGAGAACGCGTGCATTGCTTGTACTCTTGTAATGTTACTAAGACCAAGAAATGTACCCATTGTTTTTAATTTCTTGTGAATTTGTTCTACGAGAATTGAGTCGATTGCGTTATAAAATACATGACGATCATAATCCTTTTCATAAAGATCTCTAAACGTTCCTGAATATTTAACTTTTTTAACACCTAATGCAGCTTCAGCAACAAAGTCAAGAGTATTATTTTCTTTTGGATCAATAGTTCTATCCCATTTTTTATAAATTTCAAGATAGTCTACAACAAGTTTATGTTGTGGAAGCATGACATCAACTTGTCTTCCTCTGTCTTTAGTTTTATGTCTATCCCATTGTCTTGTTGGTGACATCCATAATATATCGATATTTAATTTCTTACAACGATTATAGATGTATCTCCAGTCATAATTCCAAAAGTTCCATCCAGTTATTAATGGAGCATTTCTTGCATATTCCCATAAGAAACTATGCAACATTGTTGCTTCATTATCATATTGTTTATAAATGAACGTATATTTTTTATCAAGACTTTCAATGTGTTTGTTTATTTCTTTTTCAATAGATGCACATTGTTCTCCTGATAATGGTTTTAAACCAAAAACATATACTTCTGGAGAGTGACTCCACGCAATGGAATTAATTCGATTATTTGCATCGCCTGGATCCCCAAATCCTTCATCTGTAACATCCACTTCTATATCACATGAATATAATTTAGGAAAATTTCTTTCAAATAAAGGAGATACAATTTCGTCTCCTGCATCCATAAAGAATTCTTGAAGACGATGTTTATTTAAGTATTCTGTGGCAACTTTTTTGACAGGTTTATTATCCCAAGAACGTATGTTAGGAAGTCCTTGATTTTCATAGCGAGCATATACATACTCGTATTTATATGTTGGAGGAACATTTAATTGCATATATGAAATGTCGCCTTCTTTGTTTATGTAGGAAACTATTATTTTCCCTGGTCGTTGCTCTATATTAATGATCATACGAAATATTTTTATATTATATACGAGGTAAAGAAAAAGGTTTAGTTTTTTTGAACTAAACCTTTTCGGTCATGCATAGAAAAATTACCATACAGGTAAGGTTAGATATATTCTTTACAAAAAGCTTTTAATTCTTCAAGATTATTAAATGTATAAACAGATAATCCTAAATCTCTTGCGTATTGTTCTTCTTTATCTGCTCCTATTGATGGGATTTCTTTTCCTTCAGAGTCAAATGCACGCAAGCGGATTAAAATATCACATACGGCAAGCCATTCTAAATCCCATTCAAACCATTCATGTTCAGGACGGTGTCTGTGAATTTCACAAAAATGGTTTTCTAATGGTGCAAAAGGAACGAATCCATGATCCATCAATATGTGTTTAGCTTCTAATTGTCTTCTGACATTATCAGCGTGCCATCCATTTGAGTATGGCGATGCTATGTAAACTTTTTCTTTTTTCATTATTTTTTATTTGTTGATCCGAAGCCTCCAGCTCCTCTGTCATCTTGAAGACCTTCATAAAAAGTAGTAAGATCTAAATTTTTGGATTCTTCGCTTGATGTAATGACTTCAACTTCGTTGTTAAATACTGGTGTTTCAACGAATTGAATGAGCTTCATATCTTCATAAATACGAACCATATCAGTTCCTGTATTTATAACTCCAATATGAACTTCTCCTTTATATGTGTAATCTACAACTTGAGCACTAAAAACTAATCCTTCTTTTGTAGCCACGCCAGATTTATTAGCAGCAATAAGCGCTCTTCCTGGATTGGCCATTCTTACATGAATTCCTGAAGGAATTAAAACCCTTGAATGGGGTGGTAAAATAAAATATGGTTTCCCTTCTTTATCATCAAATTTAATTGGACCAGCAATTGGTTCATTTAAATTATAAGAAACACAACCACCTGTTCCACCTATAGTTAAGGTATTATAAAATAAGTTATTTGAGTCTTCAACATCAGGAAATAATTTTGAATTTTTTCCTTTAAGATCTTCTAAAAACTTTTTTGTGAATTTTGGAACGAAGAAATCTATTCCTGCGTCAAATGAATATGCACGCTTTGGAGATAAAACCTCACGTACTTTTAAGAATTTTATTACTTCTTTTTCAACTTTAGCCATAACAATAATTTTATCAATTATATAACGGCAAGTCTAAGAAGTTTTATTTTAAATATTGATTTTCCAATTTTTTAATAATATCCCAAGGCAAAAAAACATCTTTATATCCTAATATACCTTCAGATCCTGCATAGATGGTTCCCCCAGGAATATGATGAACATCGTATGTTATACCACTTAATTTAAAGGATTCATTAATTTTTTTGGTTTTTACTTTCGATTTAACTTTATATTTAGGATTTTTTGGTTTCTCAACATTTACTTGATGTACTTCGCTAGCACTAGTATTTTTTCCTTTTTTAAAATTTAAAGGAACACCCATCTTTTTAGCCATCATAGCTCCAATTTTATCATATGGACTTAGATTCTCCTCATTCAATGTTAAATCTAAGGATGGATAAAAATCTTCATTCTGCTTATAAGGACCTAATGAAGAATCTCCCCATTTATCGCCGCTACCAGTTGTATTGGTTTGAGGAGGAACAGCGTTTCCCATTCCCGGAGTATTGTTTAAAGTTGACATTGGAGCGCTAACACCACCCATTGCATCTTCATTCATAGCAATATATTTTTTATTATATATTACTTTATCAAAACAGCGTTAATTCCAGGGATATTTTTTAGGTGATTTATTGTAAGATCATTATCATCATATAGAGTGATCTTATTATAGTAAGGTTTTATTTCTGTCATGATGATTTTTTCCTTTAAAGCTGGAATATCTTCTGCTCTAACATCAGGACTACCAACGCAATAGATATTTTCGGCAGGAAGATTATCAATTTCGTTTCTTCGTAGAAATTCAATGATAGCAGGTTTAACTGTATCTCTTCTTGCCGTTATGATAAAAATAGGAACATACGATCTTGCTTCTTCAGCAGCATCATTATAAATGTGAAGTAGAGGCCAAGCAGGACCTTTTTTAGCTTTAATAAATTTAGCATTATCAAATTCGCTAAAATCAAACTCTTCATTAGGTTGTTTAACATAATGATTGAATTCATCAGCACCCATAGATCTAACATATTTTCCATCTCGATATAGATGGGATTTTGCAGAATCTTTTACCAGGGTATCATCAAAATCAAAGATTACAGCTTCATTTCGCACAGTTTTTGCCCTCATAATTATATATTCGAAAAGCAAATATAATAAAAAAGGGGTCACTTGGACCCCTTCTATAAAGAATTTTTAAATTATTTAACTGTTATAGTAACTTGTTTTCCACCAGAAAATTCAGCAGATTTCATTGGAGTTTGTTTTTGTTTTCCGGCAACTAAATTAGGAGTTTTCTGATTTTCTTCTCTTTCCATTCCTTCTACACTTTCTTCAACTTCCTCTTCGCCTTCAAGATCTAATCCTTCAAGACCTTCAAGTTCGTCACCACCTTCTAAACTAAAGTCTTCTCCTTCAAGTTCTTCAGCTTCTCCTTCTTCTCCACCTTCAAGATCTTCGTCACCTTCAATTTCTTCACCTTCTTCTGGTTCGCCTTCAAGACCTTCTTCATCTTCTACTTCGATTTCACCACCGAACATTTCTTCAATATCAACACCTTTTTCTTCTAACCATCCTCTTAAAGGTTCCCAAGAATCAGCAGAAACTTTAATTTGATTTTCAACTTCTTCTCCTTCTTCGTCAACTACTTTTTCGGCTTCAACACCTAATTCAGAAAGTTCAGAAATAGCTTCATCAACGTTATCTACAGTTATTACAAATTCTGTAATTTCTACTTTTTCTTCGCCTTCACCTTCGAGTTCTTCTCCCTCTTCTTCTTCGGCTTCACCTTCATCTTCAAGTTCTTCACCTTCACCTTCGAGTTCTTCTCCCTCTTCTTCTTTTTCTTCTCCTTCTTCTTCTTTTTCTTCGCCTTCTTCTTCAGCACCTAAATCAAGATCATCAAAAGTAAGTTCGTCTTCTTCTTCTTCTTTTTCTTCGGCTTCATTTAATTTTTTGCCGCGTTTTGCTTTGATGTTTTCAATAATCTTTTTGATTCTTTCCTTTGTAGATTCATCCATTTTTTCTTCTTCGGCTTCTTCCTCTTCATTACATTCTTCTACTTCTTCATCGTAAAGTCCTGGACGAGGATAACCTTTTGTGCGATCTACAAAATCATACTGTCCTGCTTCGGCTTCTAATTCGTCTTCATCCATATCTTCTAAATCTTTAGAACTTTTAATATTTCTTAAAGATTTAAGAGGAGCCATTTCGTTTAATTTTCTACGAATGTTCTTGGTTTCACCTTCTGAAATAGTTGTAGTTGCAAAACGATTTGCTAATCTTTGGCCAATTGATGACAATTTGAAATAAGTAATACCATTTTTACTCTCAGTCACAAAGAATTTAGAATTTCTTTGAAGCCACATATTAGCAGAAGCAATAGGGTTTTTGGAACCTTCATTTAATCCGGCAATAAATTTTTTAAGATCTGTCTTTGTTACTCTTTGACTTTCAGCAACAAAAGATAAGACCTGATTTCTTAATGGGGCAGTCGTACCAACAACAACGGGTTGTCTTTCGCCATATCCGCGCTTGAGTGTTATAGTTTTGCTCTCATTAAGATACGCATCAAGCGTAACTGGAACGTAGGATCTTTTCATAACATTAAATTTTATTTTTTTATTATATATTCGTGTTTGCAATTAATAAATTGCACAGTTTTGCTTAACATCATTTTTTCTTCTTCATCTTCAACAAAGAATCAAGTTGTCTTTGTTGGCTATCAATAACTTCGATGTTTTTTCGCAATTCTTTAACAACAGACGTTGTATCTAATTTTGAGATAGGATATTCTTTTCTAACTTTTCTCGAAGTATCTTTTTGTACAAAAGAATCTTTTTGAATGACTTCAGCTTCAGCAATCATCGGTGGTTCTATAATTGGCGCTGGAGAAGGTAGGGGAGGGGCAAATAATGTATCTATTTGAAATAGAATACTATCAGTCTGTGGAATTTCCTTTTTTGTCACATTACCACAAGATGATATTATAAATAATAAAATTACAAATAAAAGTTTTTTCATTTATCTTTCATATATTGAATAATCTGGCCGTTTAATTCAGACTGTTTGGTGATATATTCATTGATTTTCTTTATTTCTTGCTTTACTTCATTAATAACTTGTGTATTTTGTTCTAATACAACTTTCATCTTTGTTTTATTCGTTGTAGATGTGACAATCCATCCTATAGATGTTGCTAAAAATAGAATTACAAAAACTACATCTCTAAATTTAGTCATAAATAAATCCCACATACTTTTATCAGTTTTTGCTGGCATTATCATCAATTATTTTAGTTACCTTGCCATAAACTTTTTTTGTCCATCCATTTAAATGTCCGTGGTTATTTCCTATTAAAACACCTCGTTTCTCATTTTTAGCTTTAACTAAATGTGTATAACAATTTCCTTTTACTTTACAATAAACTATATCTCCTTCTTCGACATCTTCCCATGTGCATGGTGTAATTTCTACTGGTTGTCTGGACATCAATATAGGAGTCATTGAGTTTCCAGGTTCTTTACTAATTATTGTTTCTCCAGCTTGTAATTTTTCAATTTTCCAATTTATCATAATATTCTTTGTCTATTTTTTCTTTGTCATCTAAAAGATATTCATATTCCTTTTTGTCCATTTCTTCCACTTCGCTAAACATATCTGCTAAATGGCTTATAATGTCTAATCTATTTTCTCTAAAATCGAATTGCATACTTTGAAGGGGTTCTTCATCTCCCTTTACAACTCTTACTGTCCAATCATCTTCTTCATCTTCTCTGTAAATTTTAGCGACTATTTCATCTTCTGAATATGGTTCTATTCTTACATAAAAAACATACTCGTCTTGAGGTTCGTCTTCATCCTCATAATTTAATAATTCTAATTCTGTTTCAATATCTTCTTGTTCAACTAATTTGGGGACATAAGGAGCTTTATCTTCTGCCTTTAGAGTTTCATCGACTATTCTCTCCTCTTCCCCTGGGGAAAAGGGTTTGGTCGATCCTCCACATCGACAATGTCATCACTTACATTACTAAAATCTTTATCATCATATCCAGAAATATCTTCAGGAACATTTGAAAATGGTTCGTCATCTTCTGGTTCAGGAAGAGCGGGGAGGCCATCAATTTCTTGTGGAATAAGAGGTAGTTCTTCAGTTTCCTGAGGAACTTCCATATCTTCTTCTCCATCTACATTTATATTGATGTCAATATCTACGTCTTCTGGGTCTTCTTTAACACCTTGATTATCATAATTTTCAATATAATCTTTGATGTCAGTTAATTTTTGTAACTCTTTTTCTAAATCCTCTAATTCAGTTTGAATAGAACTTGTTATATCATCATAAATAGATTCTGCCACTCTCGTTGGAGTTGCCATATTAGCATTATATTTTCCCATATTATCTCCTCCTATATAGCTTTCATTTTCATCATCACCCCATGCTTGTCTAACTTTATCAAATTCAACTCCTGTGTCTTTCCAATTGGTTTCCATTTCTATGATCATTGAAGCAACATTTTCAGCGGTTTCTCCGTTTTTAAAATATTTCTTAATTAATGGTCTATATTCATAAACAAGCCCTTCGCCATCATGATATGTTTCATCAATACTTGCAATAACTTCTTCTATAAAATCATTAAAAGAATTTCCTTGGGGTGTAAATGATTCATTTGTTCCTTGTTCAGTTGTTGGTTCTGTAGGTTTTGTTTCAGCAGTTTTTGTTTGTTCTGCCGCTTTTTGATCTGGTTTTGGCTCTTCAGGTTTACCACTCGCAGCAGCTGATTTAGCTTCTATTGCTATTAGATTTTTTTCTAAAATATTCATTTCAGAATCAATCTGATTCACTTGTTTCATTAAATTATCTCTTCGAGTTCTTTTATCAGCCATTTGTTTTTTGACTGCGAGATATTGTTGTGCGAGAGTTGAATCTGTAATACTTACATCCTCATTAATTCTCTTTACTTTCATATAGACTTTTGCCATGATAAGCTTTTATTTTATTTATTTATTATCGGTTTCTTAAGTGCTTCTTTATAAATGTTGGGATATTCAGTTTTTAATTGTTTATAGATTTTTCTCCATTTAAAATTTTGATTGTCTATGTCATACAAATCTCCATCTTTAATTTTATTAATTATATCGTATAAATATCCTTCTTTTAAAGGTTTCCATCCATCCCAGGTGTTATGCATTATCCAATAAGATAAATTGTTCATAAAATCTTTTCCAATAACTAATGCATATAATTCGGAACCAAAATCCCAAACCCTAGATTTCATTCCTTCTCTTTCAATAAAAAAATTAACATAATGTTCCTTTAAGTTAGAAGGAAAAATATCCTTTAAATTTTGTAGAATTTCTTTTTCTGGTTTAGGTTTAAGGACGTCTCCTATGGATTCATATACATATTTTGCCTTCACTATACGAACTTATTTTCTTGAAAATCAACTGATATAAATTGACCACTCCATGTTCTATATTCAGCTAACATGGAATCAAATAATCCCCATATAGATGTTGGAGTTACTTCTTTAAACCTAACAATTAAATTATCTTCGATGGCTCTAAATGCAGGAAGTTGTTCTTTTTTATCCATTTCTCCAATGTTAAAATTCTGTTCAACTCCTATACGTCCACCCATTACTTCATCTTCAAAATATAATTGTAGTGCAAATTGTGATTTTTTGCCAGTATCAGTTATAAGTGCTATCGGTTCGTATTTTGGTCTGCAAAATTGAAATAACTCATTTAAACTCCATGATTCCATTAAGAAATAAGCAGGAATTATATCTTTATTTTCAATTGCAACTGCTTCTAATTGAGCCTTAATAAGATCATCACTAAATACAAACTTGTCTCCTTTCATTCTTCTTGCATTCGAAACTGAACCTATAAGAACTGGACATTTCCAATTTTTATTCATTGCTCTTATATTTTCTTCTTGTTCTTTTGTAAATGGTTTGCAATCTGTTATATAAACAACAACCTTTTCTTTTCCCCTTACTACGTCTAAAATATCAGGTTCAAATGCTTTCTGAACTGAAGCTATAACTCTCATATTATCAATATCCGAAAGTTGTCTTTTAGTCATAGCATCTATAACAACATTTTCAGATCTTACTTCATTGACAGTATTTTCTAATAATAATTTAGTTTCTTGAGGAGCCTCAACTTCTTCATTTATAACATGTTTAATGACATTTACAAACGTATTAAATTTAGCAACTGCTGATTCAGATAATAATCCAAATTCCTTTTTAGGTTTGCGTAATGACGATATTATGATTCTAAATAATGATTCATAAATTTTTCCGCCCTTTTCTAATATCTGTATAGTTTTTTTATTCTTTAAAAGTAATAGATTTAAATCTCCATAATAACCATAAGCTGGTGGTGTTAAATAATTAGGTTTAACACTCTCAACAATATTTGGATATTGTTCGCAGAAGTTATTAAAAATATCGGATGTTAGTTCAAGATACATTTCATCAGAGGTTTTTCCTTCTAATACTGGTATCTTATAATTATCCATAAATCTATTTAGATTTAAAAGAATTAAATCATAAAAATCTCTTGAAGATTCTTCTTTTTCATATGCTTCATTTAAAATATTAAATTCATATGAAATTATTTGTGCTAAATCTTTATCTCTTTTAATTATTATTCCTTCGATGATGTCTTCATTAGAATATGTGTGGCCAAACAATTTTGATATTGTTTTAGCAAAATTTCCATGCCACTTTTCTAGATTGCCCTCAGTGTAATTTTTCAATACACTTTTTTGTTCATTATTTAAAGTACCTTCAAAAATTACAGGGGGTCTTCCTATACCTAATGTAGTGGCCCATTGATTTACTTCATCATATTCATAAACTTCTACTACTTTATTATTTTTTCGTAGAGTTACATCTGTTAAAATATATTTTGGAATTTTTGAATAAGGTATTCGTATTGGACGTTCAACTGGTGTATATGCAACACCAAATCTTAATCCTTCAGGAAGCATTATATCTCCAATTATAGTTGATAATTCAATAATTGCGTCTTCCCATACATTGGTAAGGGTTCTTTCAATTAGATTTAATTCAGTATTGTCCTTTTTAAAGAATACTAAATGATCTCCTTGTTTTTCAAAAAGGACTCTATAAGTATCTAATTTCTCAGTGATTATTAAATCAGAATTTAATAACTCATCGACATATTTCTCTCCTCTTTTTTCTAAGAGATACGTAAGCGTGTTTAACATATTTTTATATTTTTTAAGGTTTTAGAAATTTTTTCTTTGGACTTCAAGGAATGATTTTTTCCAAACATTGGATTTTTTGAACCCGATGTAGCTCTAGCAATTAATTCTATTGATTCTGCAGTGTGTTTATGACCTTTAAACGGGGATATTCTTCCAATTTCAGATTTACTAATCTTTCTTTTATGTTCTTCAGTTAATTTTCTATTTTTTAAAGATTCGCTCAAATGTTTTCTATGTTCTTCGGTAAATTTTTTTCCTTGATGAGATATTTTCATTTTTTCTTTGGTTATAATAGAATGTTCTTTATTGTGCATTACTGTAAATTCATTAATATTTGATCCACCTCTTTTATTTAAATTATATCCATTTGGATATAATGTATTGTATTCATTAATATATTTTTCTTGAGCTTCATATGCTTCTTGTCTTGTATCAAATGTATTGATTACTCTTTTAGAAAAATTTTCCTTTCCATATTTTTTTATGGAATTTTTTAAATAGGTTCCACTTCCTAAATATAAATCTTTTAAAACGTTTTTACAAGATCTATCACCGACATATTGTTGTCCAGTTATTATATTAGTTGTTATGTAAACGTAATGTATCATAAGTTGCTAATTTTTAAAGATTGGTCGTCCCATTTCCATTCAATTGGTTCTTTTTCACCAAAATATTTTATTTTATAATTTTTTAAATATTCATCAACATCGACATAAAAATCATCATCCCAACCATTCTGAAACCAAAAATGAATAGATTTTCCATTGACTCCTAATCCTACTTCTATTCCTTTTCGATCATCATCTTCCCAATTATCCCATATCGCAAATATGTCCTCTATAATTCTGGTTTGTTCTTCTGACCAGCTTTCGTTGATGAATTTTGCTCGCATAATTGTTTTATTTATATATCAAAAAAGAAACGCTCCTCGTAAGGAGCGTCGGGCCAAAGATACTATCTTTGGGGATGTTTATGCAAATTTATCTAGATATTCGGGTTCAACTCTTGTTCCATGAGCATCCATAGCATTCATAGTACCATCAGGACTTACTTTTACACCAATTATTTGTCTAAAACCAACTGTTGAATTATCGAGAATTAAATAGAAATTATAAAATACATCTTCGTCTCTTCCACCAAATCCTCTTACTATTTCTTTAATATCTTCGCTTCTTTTAACTTGATAGATAGTAAATTCCTTAGTTTGTTTGATTGTTTCTAATGGTTTACCTTCTAGACGCCTTCTTATCTCATTAGTTACATCTTCTTGAGATTTTGGTTTTAGAATACTGTTTATTCCTCCTAATTGTTCTCTTACTATCATTTCTTTTTTCCTCCACAACAACCACGCATTCTAACTACTTGTTGTTTGGCAACAGGTTTTGACGCAGGTTTGGGTTTAGCTTTTTTATTAATTAATCTAACTAATCTTCTCATAACTTACTCTTTACCTGGTTTTTCTGCAGCTTTTGAAACTTTAATACTTGGATATTTTCTTTTTACAGCTCCTGATACTTTTTTAACAAGTGATTCAAGAGAACCAGAATACCAAGAAGGAGCGGATTTATATTGACTAGCTCTTGCTAAAGCGTTTCTGGCTTGTGCAACACTATTTATAGGGAAATGATCTTTATCATCTTTTACACTTTTACTTCCTGCAGGAAATACAACGTCTCCTCTATTTCTTAATGCTGCTTTAGGATCTTTTTTCTCGTTAAGAGCATCAACTTCCTTTGCACTTTCATTAAGTTCCAATCTTATTTCTTTTAAGAAATTATCTGAAGAAAGTTTTAATGATTCTTGAATAATATCGGAAATAATTTCAGGAGAAAGAACATCAGCAATACCTTTGGCTTGAATTTCGCTATACATTTCATCAATAACATCATAAAGTTTCCACTTTAATTCAGATTGACGAAGTGTTTCGCTAATAACGACAGCTGCTTTATTTTTTAAGAAGTTTCTCTTCTGTAAAACAGTTGAACTCTCACTTAATACACCAGAGCGTACTTGTAAGAATTTTTTTCCTTTATCCGAAAGGCCTTCTTCCTCGGTCCAATACGAATTTAATTCTGCTAAGAAGGTGACTTGCTCTTCTTCATTTAAAGCATAAAAGTCGGATATTCTATAGGTATTTAGAAGTGTACTATAAACGCTTTTAAACTCATCTAAAACTCTGTTTTCAAATAATTCAGCAGCTTTAGTTTGCTTCTCTTTATAGACATCATAAAACTTTCTCATATTAAGAATTTTATTTTATATATTATATATTATTCATCAAAAAGTGAAAGTTCTCCTGTAATTTTTATGGCACAGTTTTTGAACTATATATTATATATCTAACTGTTAAAATAGCCGCTTGAAAAATGAAAAAGTTCTTATTAACAATCGCTTTATTAATCTTAGGATTGATTGCGACAGCGCAAATAGATACGACAGGAATGTCGGACTATGAAAAGTATTACTACATTAAAAATGGGGAAATTGATACTACCAAAAAAGCAGATGCTAAAAATGTAGAAATCGATGATCTTTATTATCAACCTTCTAAAGACAAAAAACAAGTTACAACTATATTTGATAGAAATAGACAACAATCCAAACCTGAAGGATATTATCAGGGATATAATGAAGGATATGAAGAAGGAGTAGAAGATGTTGCTCGTTTATTCGATGACGATTATTCATATGCAAACAGATTCTACAGATTTAATTATGGATTTGGATTTTCTTACTACAGCCCTTATTGGAGATTCCATTATGGATATTATGACCCATTTTGGTATGATCCGTTCTACGATCCATTTAGATGGGACCCTTGGTATTGGGATCGTTATTATTATTCGCCTTATTACTATTCACCTTATTATTCATACAACTATTGGTACACACCATATAGATATGATTACTGGTATGGTTATCCAAACTATGTTTACATAGATAACAGAACACCACTTAGAGGATATAGCGTATTAGGAAGCAGATATTATACTTATCATTCACCAAATAAAAACATAGCTACTAGTCGTAGTGTTTATCAAAAATATCCTACTACATCTACAAAAAGCTCTATTTCAACAATAAATAGAAGAACTTCACCATCAACATCTACATACACACAGTCTAGAACAATAACTCAAGAAAAAACAAAACAAGTTCCAACTATCACTCAAACACAAACTCGAAGAATAGATGCTAATCAAAAGCCTACATATAATAGCACTCAAAGATCATATACACCTTCTTATTCATCTCCTAGAATGAGTACTAGACCTCAATATAATAATTCACAAAATAGAAATTATTCAGCTCCTCAACAAAAAACTCAAACACAAACAAGAACTCAAACACAAACAAGAAGTTATTCAACACCATCCAGAAGTACATATTCAGCACCATCTAGAAGTACATATTCAACACCATCTAAAAGTATTTCCACACCATCAAGAAGTAGTAGCAGTTATTCTGCGCCTTCAAGAAGTTATTCTAGTGGAAGTTCAAGTAGTTCTATGAATAGAAGTTCGGGATCATCTAGTTCAACATCATCAAAAGGAAGAAGATAAAACTAATATAAATTTTGTAATATAAAATAAAAAAGAATCATGAAGAAACTATTTTTAATCATTGCTGTATTATTTCTAAGTATAGGATTAATGGCCCAGGAACAAACGCCTGTTCAAAAACAAACTAAGCAACAAACTAAAGAGCGGGTTAAAACACAAACTCAAGAACAATTAGGAGACCCCATTATGGTTCAAGAAAGAGTTAGAACTAATGAGGGACAAGGAGAAATGAAAAGATCAGAAAATCGTGAAATGCGTAAACAAAATCATGGAGCAGCCGTAAGCGAAACAGCAAAAGGACAAGGTGAAGCTAAACAAAAACGAGATGGAGTTCAGCAACAAGATAGAGATCAAGTTCATAAACAAGCAAAACCTATGAATAGAACCGGCGCAAGACCTCCAATGCATCAAGGAACTACTCCAAGAGTGGGAACTATGCAAAGGGGAAGAAGATAAAGGTGAAGGAAACTTCACGTTCAAGTGGTGGTAATAAAAAGAAGGGGGATTTATTCCCCCTTTAAATTTTCATATACTTTCTTAGCTCTATAGGATTCTTTCATTCCTAATCGCTCTCTTTCTTTCTTCTTCATCAATTCATTGAATTGACGATTATGCTCTTCGACTTCTTGTTTTATTTCATCACCAAATTTTCGTTCTAATTCATCTGCTAATTCACTAGTACCATCAATACACCAATTAGTTCCTCCATCAATGCATATAGAATTTCCTATTCTATGGTTCCATGCATCATCATATCCTAATAATGTTGAAGCATAATATTGTCCTGGTGTTCCATCCCAATATTCAGCATTTGGTACTCCGGTCATAGTACCTTTATCATCATCTGTTCTTTTTTGGACAAAGTTAACTACATATTTTCCGTGTGGATTAAAAGTACTTACTTCTTTTTTAATAGTAGCTGCATATTCATAACCACCACCGGTCATTTTAGTGTCCAATAAATTAGGTGTATTACCTACTAATCTATTTTTAGCTTTTATGCCTTTATTAACTGCATCTGTTAAAGCTTTAACAGCCCATTTATTCCAGGATTCTTCGTCTTGATAAACGGCTGCGTGTTTTAAGAGCCCATTTAATAATTCTTCTAAAGAAATATTATGTTCTCTAGCAAACCAGGCAACTTTGGATAAATCCGATTTATAATCTTTTGGAAAATTAGGATCGAAAATTAATTCATGAACTATTTCGGCAATCATTTAAAGCTTTATTTTATATATTTTAAAGCTTTACTTTAAATCTTTTGAAAGGAAATCTTTTATCCTTATAAATTCGCTCACGTTCTTCTGAGTGACGCATCAAATAATTTTTCTTTTGAAATCCAGAACCATATTCATAATTATCTGAAAAGTCAATAACTTGTATTTTTTCTTTGCCTTCCATTAAACGCATGCCACGTCCAAGAATTTGGCGAACAATGTATTCAGATTTGTTAGATTCAACAATGTAAATATTATGAACATTAAGAATATCAATACCTTCAGAGAATGTTCCAATAGAAGCTATCAGAATAACGTGTTCTTCATCTTCCATTCTCTTTTTATAATAATCTCTATTATCTGCTTTAGTTCCTCCATCAATATAATAAATATTTTTATCAGAATTTTCTCTAAGCCAATCATAGATATTACGACCATATGAATTCTTAATATCAGAGAATAATACGAGGGAGTTTTTTGTGCTTTTATTTATTGTTTCGCAAACATATTTAAATCTTTTGCGATCTTCTCGTGCAGTATCTTTTTCTAAAGTCAGAAGTTTTGCGCCATCTTTTAAATCTGCACTTACGTTACGAAGATCATAGAGTTTCTTTTTTAATTCTGTGCTTAAATAATCTAATTCTATTCCAATTACATGAACAGGAGTAGCATTACCAGCTGCGATCAAATCTGCCGATAGTAATTCATAAACTTTAGGACCTAAATAAGATTGAATCATAAAGGAATCACAAGATCCTTCCTTGGGTAATGTTCCCGTTAACCCAAATCGATATTTAGCATTATGACATTTGACTATAATGCCTTTAATAGAATTGGCCCTAGCATGATGGGTTTCATCGATACACACTATATCAAAACCACTAAAATATTCTAATGATTTTTTAGCTAAAGACTGAAAGGTTCCAAATACGATATTAACATCTTCTTCTGTTTTCTTTGCTGCGGCAAACACACATTTACTTTTCCAATTTGGCTTTCTATTGCAGCGATCTTCATATTCATAGAATTTCTCTTCGGTTTGTGTAACTAAGTTTATGTTTGGAACGACATAAATCATTCTTTTAGCCAATCCTCGATCAAAAAGATATTTAAATATCATGAATGCTATCAGAGTCTTCCCTCCTGACGTTGATATTTCTTCTGTACAGAAACTATATTTTAGAACTCGTTTTGATGCTTCTGTTTGATAATCTCTAGGAACAAAATCCTCTGCATCTTTAAAATAATCTTCTACCCAATCATCAAAATCCTGAGAAC